CTAACTAGCTCTTGCCAGTTGAGCCGTATTAAATACTTTCTTTGAAGCTTGATATGCCAGCACATCTGCCTTTTGATAGGCAACACATCTGCCGACTTTTGAGTAAGGTAGGCTGCTACCATTACAACGCATAGCTTGCAAAGTATGAGTAGAGCATTTCAAAAACAATGCTACCGCTTCCTGACCAAAACTCTTTTCTAATGGGGCTTCTAGGAATTCTTCTAAAAGCTCCTTTTTTTCCTGTTCTGACATTTGATCTAACTTAGACATTTCACCCCTCCTTACTTTCCGCTTTAGGCTTTGCCCACCACAAACAAGGCCCATCTTCTGTATCAAAACCTGCAATAAGAAAGGCATCTTTTATAGGTGGTTGTGGTTTCCAGTTTGACCAATCTGCACAGTCGTCTTCAGGAATTTCTGGAATATCCAAATATTCCAAACGCTCAACAAGAATTTCTACACCAAGATTAAGTTGAAGCTGTGCCCATTGTTCCTTTGTATAAAACTCAGCATGCTCTCCAATAGTGTCGTGCTTCTCTATATCAGGGTGGAACCAGCAGCTATCTAAATCATCTGGTACTTGTGTTGGTTGTATTTGATATTTCATCCCTCAGCTCCCGATTTGCAAACATTAACCATTGCTTTGTATTGAGTAGATATACGAAGCTTCTCTCTACCAGATATGCTGTCAATATGGACCATAGGCATTGGTGCAAGGTTTGCAGCGCCAAGCATTTCTTGAGTGGGTTCTAATGGCATTAAAACGTAGCCTTCTGGCACCGCCTGAGCTTTGGCTTTTTCTAGCTCTGCTCTAAGTCTGTCAATTTCACATGCTGCATGGTGACAAGTAACACGTAATTCATCTTCGTTATATTCATCTGCATGCATCATCATTAAATGACTGATTTCGGTGCCAAATTGACTATCACCATCGAACACCCAAACAAAACCATCATCTTGTTCAAAGCGTAAATTAACTTCTCGTTCCTTATTCAAATCTGTCATGCTGCCACCATCTGATAACTTTTTTGATTTAATCTTGCTAAACCACGCAAACGTAATTGCTCAATAAAGTGTTTATCTCTGTTCATCCATGCTCTGCAGAACGAGGCAAATTTCTTTTGGCAAATATCATTCATTGGATAACCATCTTTTGTTTCATTCATTGATATCTTTGCGACTTCTTTGCCACGCTTTAAAACAATGAATCCATTTTTATGAGATGGGTAATACCCGTTTTCACACATCCAAACAGTGAAAGGAAACGACATAGAATCAGGGATGTTTCTCATCATTTAAAATCTCCAAATGGAATCTTTAAGTTTTGCCTTGTAGAGCAGGGCATCTGTTTCATGAAGCGAAACATTTGAGAACACATGAGTTCTGTTTTTACCAACTACAGTGAAAGTTCTGGTTTTGCTGTTGTATATTTGGATCATTGTGGTGACTCCAATAAGAAGTTATTTTCAACTTCTAGTTCTTTTCTTCTTTTTATAACCAGCTCCATTAGGGGTTCTTGAATACGTTCATCTGCTTCTGAAATATCAATTTCAATCGCATCCAATGTAGTTAGGTCTGTAGCTCGTTTGATTCGTTCAGAAATTGAAATATTTTCTTTTGATTGACCAGCAATGATGACTAAGTGTTTATTTAACTCAGTTAAAAAAGATTTTTGATCTTCAGAAGCCCAGTCTTTAGTCTCCTCAATGAGACTATTAGCTGCATCTGCAGTTTTAGTTTTCTTTAGTTTTTCAATAAGGCCAGCTAACGGAGACTCAACAGGTTTGTCATTATGGTAACGAGTCCAATTTTCCTCTTTGTTATTGGCCTTCTTCGCAGATTTTTTTGCTTGAGTTGAGTTAATTTCTTTATCTGCTTTGGGTTCAATTGGTCCCAAAACGTTTAGGTTGTTGTCGTCATCTATACTTGTCAAACCTACTTCACCGCTAATAATAGCGTTAAGTAAATTCTTAAACTCCTCACACCAATAAAGTGACTTAACAAATACCCGCAACTCACCGAAATCATGCGATTTACGTTTAATAAATGCATCTGCAGCTGAACGAGTTAGATGGCAATTAACATCTTCCCAAAAATATTTACCATGGCAGATATGAATATTGCGTTCATTCCAATCAGATAAAATGTTTATTTGAGTAGAAGCTTTTACATCGAGGAAAAGTTCATCTTCCTCTTCAATTGCTAAACCATTTAAAGCATGCTTATCTGTAGCTTTAAGAGATTCAAAAAAATCATCAATTGATTTATATGTTGATTCATCATCGGCATCTACAATATTAGTGATTTCTACAGAATCACTAGCCGGATCTAAACCCCAAACAATCTTTTTTTCTTGAACAACAAAAATTGGTGAATCAGTACCAGCGTTATCTTTTTCCCAAGAATTTTTGAGTTGTTGGGTAAACTCCGCCCATGTTTCAGGCGTAAATAGAGTAGGTTTCATAGTTGCTAACCTTTAAATATTTTGAAGCGCTTTACGCAAATGTGGGTCAAGGTCTTCTTTATTCAGGAGCCATGAGATATATGGGCGCGGTAATTCTTTAAGAGGCGTTCCTTTGTGTTTACCCCATGTCATTATTTTGGGTAAACGTACAGCTTCAGACATGAGAAATAAGGAGTTCAAATCTTTAATTCCCAGTCGTTCAATAAGAGCTATTAGGATAATCCCAGTAAAATAAACATCCGCCCGTGCTGAATGTGCATGTCTTAAATGCTTACGTGCTTCTTCACGGTTACTCATTACGAAATAGTACAGAACAGCCAATTTATGACTTGTTAAATCAGGCCATACGTCCCTTGCTAAAGCTAAAGTACAAATAGTCTTTGCCTTAATTGCTGGTCCACATTTATTTAGAGCTTTGATGTCGTAATCAATATTGTGACCGACAATGAATTCAACCCCTTCAGGTAACCGGAACGATTCGCAACTTGGTTGACCTTCAATATCCGCTTCAATGATGTTGTGTACAGCCATTGCTTCTAAATCAATCGGTTCAGGACAAGAATAGAAACGGTTAAAAACTTCATCTTTATGAACTAACAATTGACCATTCTCTAAGCTAAAAGGCGCATAAGCGATTTCAATTGGATAACCATTTAATTTGTTGGTTTCCGTATCTAAAATAATTGCTTTCATTGATCATGCACCATTTAACTGTTAGGCCAACAAAAGCCGCAGTTGTGACATTCCCATTGAGCACCAGAGCCAGAATGACTAACACCTAAAGTGCATTTGTCATTAGTACATCTTGGACAAGTACCATAAATCACACGAAAAGATTTAATAACTAACATAAATATCCCCAACTAGCGTGTACCAAGAAAACCACGACGAATTTTGTAAGCTTTTCGGTCAGGGGAAGGTATGTGCGTTTTACTAAGGATTTGATTTAACTCATGACCTCTACGATATTTAATTTCGGTTTGTAAATTACGTAGAATCCACTCATTTGTATCCAACGTATATTGAGTGACAGGAGTTAATTCACCAGCTTCATCAATTGTATAAACACGAGTTAAAGTGTGATTTGCTGCATAAACAGTATGGCCTAAGCGAACTTTGTATAAACCACGCTCTTCATCTTTCCCCTTAAACTCCCGGAAAGATTTATTGTTGGTCGTACCATTTGGACTATTGTTATAACGTCTAGAACCACGAAGGAAGTTAGTGTTCATTCGGCACCACCTGATTTAACAACACGTACTTGAACTTCAATAGGTTCATCTGTGTTAAATTGCTGTTGCCAATGTTGCGTCTTCTGCTCACGCACTTGAGCCTCTGCATCACACGCATAAAGGAAAGCAATAGCTAATACACTAAATATAAGGAAGCATAAAACATACGGCCATTTACTATCTTTTTTAAACTTTAGATCCTCTGCTGATGGATGCTGATAAAGTTTAGAAGTAGCTGGTTTATTTGTTTTATTCCCGCTAAGTTCAGGCACGAAACAAATAGGTGTCGATGGGGCAGATTGACTGTTTATATATTTCTGATTCATAATAATTTGCCTTTATACGTACAGTATTGGTAGAAAAAGCCTCGATAGCCGTCCAAAGTCATTGAGGCTTTTTCATTTGTGTTAGGTCAGCATTTACAGACATTTGCGAAGGTTTATATCTGTACTTCAAGCCGTTTTTATTAATGCGCTCTTCATCAATTAAATTTTTTGCATTAATATTTGTGATTTCCATGTCCTTCCAATTTGGAAAGTCTTTACTTGAACATTGAATAACACGACCACAAGCCATAGCTCGTAACGCCTCCGAAACGCTAATAAAGCCTTGATCGTCTATAACTTTGTCTTTGTAGTGATCCATGAGAGTTCACCTTTTGACGTTTACGTAGTATTGGTTGAAAAAAGCCCCGATAGCCGTCCAAAGTTTTCAGGGCTTTTTTTATTTCTTAAGATTTAAATGACCCAATTCGTACAGGGTTTTCAGGAAGTAAAGCTATTACTTCTTCTTTGAAATCTTCAATAATTTCATTACGTAATAACTCTTCTTTGACAATTTGAATGGCAAACTGAGGTGTGCTGCCAGAGCTATTCACAATTAAACGTAATTTGATTTCTCGTTCTGCAAGACCTAAGTAAGCTGAATCTTGGATGGTGAAATAAGCCGGTAATACGCCTTTTTTAGCAGACGCTGCAATTTGGGCCATTTCAGATTGAACCTGACGTGTGTTTTCTACTTCAGCGTTACTAGTAGTCGATGCTTCAATTTGCATATTTCGTACTGCAACAAGGGCATCTTTAATATCAATGACATTATTATTTTCATCAAATGCATTAAGTACTTGAGCCCAATCTTCAATGAAAACAGCAAAGTTGCGTTGATCTAATTTATGGTCTTTAAGTTGATTCAACTTTTTCCATACAACAGTTGATTCTAAACATAAAGAAGCTAAGTAGTCACAATGGCCTTGGGTTTGACCTTCACCATGGAAGTTAAGAACTGCAATAGCTTTTACGTCATTTTGATTAACAAAAATTGGTGTATCTTTACCGCCTTCTGCAATTACAAAATCCTTAAAGTCATTAAATGTTGGTGTAGTAAATTCACCATGAGGACGGAAGCGAGCATCCATAAATTTTTCAGCAGCTATAACACTATAGTCATGATGCAAAGCTACAAGCTGACCACGCTCAAGAGGAATTACAGGTTTAGCTAAACCTAGAAATTTTTCGATTTCGATTTTTTCAGACATGAAGGTCTTTCCTTTAGTTGAGTAAAAAAGATTTTAAAAATTAAGCTTTTTCTTCAAAAAGCTGGTCAGTGTGTTTAGCAAAAAGCGATACATCACCACGTGTGTTTACATACATAGGTGTTTTGTCACCGTGTTCTTCGACACTTTTACCTTTTGGGAGTGGAGCATTTGAAATTAGTTTGTGCTCTACAGTTACGTTGTTGTGACCAACGCCTTTAGAGAACTTTAATTTAATTGTGATCTCGCCGACTTTTTGTGTATCAACAGCAGCACTTGCAACCTTACTAACTGCATAGCCAAGTTGTTTTGCAAAGGCACCGCCATCGATGTCATTAATAAATTCTTCGCAATCTGTAGAGCGTAATGTACTCATTATTTATTCACCATGAGATGTGTTGATGAATTAATTATTCATCAATGAATAGAATTATTCAACTAGTAATTATTCATCAATGAATTAATTGTTTATTATTTGATCTAAAATTATCCATTTAAATTATTCTAATTATAAAAAAACCCAGCATTTTGCTGAGTTTTTAGGCATTCATTACAATTTAACTACTTTAGTTAACTTCCTGAATTATTTAACTATCCATTAATGAATTTTTTGTCATTAAAAGTAGGCGTGCTAATTCATTATTAAAGCCACTAAGTGCTTGAAAAACCGTATCTTTAGCTAGTTCAGGGTTTTCAAAATTATCAAGTATAAAAGCTTGCTCCACTAAAGGATGGTTCTCATCAGCTAAATTTTTTATATTTAGTAAAATATTAGCTGCTAAATTGGGTTGGCTTTTAATAACTTCCTCAGCAAACACAGTTAAAAAGGTGTTAATTCCTTGAAATTTAAAAATATCTTTATCTGGTCTTTCCATAGTGTTTCCCTTAAAACTCCCTATGCATACCAACTACTTTACCTACCAACTTACAACCCTCAGTTAATTTAATAATCTGCTCAGGCCATTTTGTATTAAGCGGTTCTAGATATTTTTCATTACCTTCAATAATTAACTTTTTAAAAGTAGCCTCTGATTCACCTGCACATGCAACAATTACAAGATCATTGGTTTTTAGATCAAACACAGGATAATCAGGATTTACATATATTCGATCACCAGGTTCAAACTTTGGATACATTGAGTATCCAGTGACTATAAGGCCGTAACCATTCTTACCAGCCTTTTTCATTGGTGGAAGCCATTCTATTACTTCCGTATCCTTTAACACAGTTTGTACATCTGTAAATGAACCCGCTGCTACCCAAGAAATCACAGGTACTAAATCTCCTTCTATGTTGATTTTATTATTAAGATCAACATTGTTATCAAGTTTAAGATTGGAATCAGAGCTTTTATTTTTTAAAATTTTTTCAATATCTTGGTAGAGCAATTCTTCTGTAGTTAAACCACACCATTTCGCTAACTTCTCTACTGTCTTAATAGTAGGCGCTTGAAATTGTCCACTTTCCCAACGGAAGAGTGTAGGTTGAGGCACCCCGGATAATTTACTAAGACCCGTTACTGTTAATCGTTGTGAAAACAAAATGTATTTCACATTCTTTTCTAAAAGATATTTCTCTTTCATTTTAAGACTCATTCTTTGGTCCAGGTCTGATAATTAATTTTATTCAAAAATGAATAATTTGTGGAAAACAATTCATCTTCGTATTGACAGCTATTCATTAATGAATAAAAATATTCATCATTATGGAGTCATTGATATGTGCATGAATATTCAAGATAAGGTTATTTACCTTTCAAACAACCGAGGTTTGACACAACAGCAAATTTCAGAGCGAACAGGAATTTCTCAAAGTTCTGTTTCAAAAATTGCAAGTGGCGAACAAAAAGAAGTTGCTTATAACAAAGGTGTTGCTTTAGACGCGTTAGTTGCATCTGAACAGAATAGAGAATATGAGGAATCCAAGACAATACAATTAAATCGATCTGCATAAAAACCACTTTTAGGAAAGTATGAGGCATAACCATGGCTGAAAAACTTCTTGCAAATGCATCATCGAAATTAACTTTAGAAGAAAAAGCAAAGATGGAATGGATTGCCAAACTTGAAGGCAAGAACTCCTTATCTAATCTCATCCGCTCTATGTGTAAGAAAAAGATTTCAGAAGTAGAAGGTGAGATGGCAGGTAAAAGCTCTCTCGAAGTAATTAAAAACATTTGCACTAGAAAAGTCTCAGAAGCTGAATCTGAATATCAGTTTCTCAGAAATGTTTTTTGTGGGTCAAAAGATAACGGGTATACCAGAGATACCTTCGAATTAGTGCCTTTACGGGCCGAAAAATCGCGGCATACAAATGCTAGTGATAAATCAGTCCAGCTTGATCTACTTAGCTGGAAATAAAAAACCACTCCCTGCGCCAACAGGAAATGGTCTATGGCTGTTCAAACCCTTGGAAGAATGAACGTGAGTAATTTAGCAAATCATCCCTGCTCAGGCAAATGCACTGATTTTAAAGAAGAACAGTGCTCAACTTGTCTTATAAATCAAGATGCCCCGCATCAAATCGTAAACACTCAAACCGATGAAGAGAAATTTCTAGATCGTGCATTCAATGCACAAAAGGAGATTTCATGACTTCAGAAAAAAAGGTTTGGCCGTTAGGAACCAATCACACTGATTCTGAGGGAACGCCGTGGAAGCGTGACGAGCAGAACAATTGGTGGTTTTGGCAAGAAAACTTTGGCTGGTCACGCTACGTAGGTCCAGTTAACCAAGCTTTCTTAGATTTACGATTTGAGGTAGGGACTGAACAATGATTTTTGAATTAATAAATCCTAGTGATAAATGTACATTTGAAGCGCCAAATTTAAAAATTGCAGCTTTAGTTACGTGTGTACTTGGAAACGGTCAATACTCTGCAAAAGGAATTGAAAACGACCTTGATGTTCCATTCTTTATTTTTGGTGGGCATGACGAATGGTTTGTTTCTAATTTTGGGTTGAATTTTAAAGAAACTTATATTCAAGTTCGAAATGAAGAAAAGTTTGACCTGGTAAATAGCTTTAACAGTGTTTTGTTAGGTTCTTATCTTGACCGTACTGCTTTCTATAAAGCTTATGACTTAATTCAAGATCCAGCTGAGAAAAATAAATGGCGTGAACAATGGTTAGATGAACGCCGCTCGTCTTTAAATAATATCTGTAAACGTGCATGGAATTTTGCTGAACAAGTGAGCTTGTATAAACCAGCTCAGGAAGGTACAGCATGACAGTACGTCCAATTTTATTTAATTCAGAAATGGTTAGGGCCATTTTAAATCGATCTAAGACGCAAACACGCCGAATTATTAAGAGTAAAGTTCAAAAAAAAATTGATATAGCTGAACATCTTGGAGAGTTCTTTGGTTTAGAAGATTCAAAATCAAAAATATCTTCTTATTTTCAGAAAATTTGTCCTTTTGGAGCAATTGGCGACCAGCTTTTTGTTCAAGAGACGTATGGCACCAAAATTAGAAGTTTAGGTGGAACTCCTCATGAGTCATTTGTCTACAAAGCAGATAACCCAAATGAAATTGCTTATTACGACTGTAAGGGAAAGGGTTATCCAGTTAGATGGAAGCCATCTTCTCGTATGCCTCGTAAAGCATCACGTGTTTTGCTTGAAATAGTTGATATCCGTGTTGAGCGTTTACATGAAATTAGTGATGTAGATGCTAAGGCTGAAGGTTTTGATAAACCTAAAACTGATTCAACTATGCAAAGCAATAATTCTCATAACCCAGTTCTTAACTTTCAAAAACATTGGGAAGCAATAAAAGGTAAAGAATCTTGGAATGAAAACCCTTGGGTTTGGGTGATTGAGTTCAAGGTTAAGCAAGAAATAATTTTTTCAATGGGGAACTTTTAATGGAAAAGTTCGTCTTTAAAAAAATAGGTGAATATAAGTCAGACTGGGCTTTAGCTTATGTTGATCCAAATAATTTACATAGTGCTGGCGGTGGACGTCTAACAGTCGTTTTAAGTAGTTTTACCGGTTCTGCTTTCTTTTCTCATGTTGGTCAACCAACTTTTAAAGAGTTCATTGCTCAATGCCATGCTCCTTATTTACTTAATAAACTTTTTCCTAAAGTTGAAAAGTGGGTAGATGTTGAGGATGGTAATGAAGTTATTGAATACATAGCTATCAATAAGCTATCTGAATTAAAAGATGGTCGATCAAGTGGCGCAATTTCCAAAAAAGATCTTAGAAATTTTTATGAACACCTTAAAGAAATTGAATTCGAATGTTTTTCAAATTTCTTTGACCAGCTCACTTTTAGAGACCGATCAATCATGTGTGAACTGTTTGGTGAAAACTGGCTTTGGGAAAGTGGGCCATCCAAATTAAATCCTGATTATGTATACCTTGAAAAAATGCTGGTAGATGTGATTTCTGAATTTAAGAAATTAATTGGATTGGATGGGTGAACGATATGAAAAATAAACTCATCGTTGACCGCAACCAAGCTAAAAATATCCGAGATAGGGAATCATGCGAAATAGCGGTAAATATGCGAATTAAGGAAGGGGAAAACAATCAATTTCGTGCGAGAAAAAAATTTCTCAATCAAGTTTTTTGGGTAGCTGAACCCCTTTGTAGCATTAAATGTGGACCTGAAAAATTCTACGGCCATTTTTCCTGTGATCCGATTCCTGAAGGTTGGAGCCGTTATACACTTGATAGACCAGGAAGTAGGGTTAATTTTGGTGAACATCGCTTTTTAGTTGAGTGCACTGAAGTTAAGACATTTAAATATTCTGCAGGTCAATTATTCACTGTTTTACTAACGCTTAAAAAAGTTAATGGTGGTGCATTATGAATATGTGCCTCAATCTTAACTTATTACCTCATGAATTGATTGTTGATAATTTTGCAGGTGGTGGTGGAACATCTACTGGTTTAGAAAAAGCCTTTGGCCGTCCAGTTGATATCGCTATTAACCACGATCCTAAAGCAATTGCTATGCATCGTGCTAATCATCCAAATACTCGCCATTTTTGTGAGGATGTTTGGGATGTTGACCCTGTAAAAGTTACAAATAATCAGCCTGTAGGATTGGTTTGGCTTAGTCCAGATTGCAAACACTTTTCTAAAGCAAAAGGTGGCAAACCGGTTGAAAAGAAAATACGTGGTTTAGCTTGGATTGCTCTTAGATGGGCTGACCTTACACGACCACGTATAATCATGCTCGAGAACGTTGAAGAGTTCAAAACTTGGGGCAGATTAGGAAAAGATGGATTCCCGAGTAAAAAGCACAAAGGTGAAACGTTCAGGTGCTTTGTTAATGCATTACGTCATCAAGGTTATAAAGTTGAATGGCGAGTAATGAGTGCTCGGGATTACGGATCTCCAACTCTAAGAAGACGGTTTTTTCTAGTTGCGCGCCGTGACAACTTCCCTATAGTTTGGCCCAAGCCTACGCATGCTGCACCAGATAGCAAAGCAGTTAAAACTGGGAAATTAAAACCATGGCGAGTCACTGCAGAATGCATAGATTGGTCAATTCCTTGCCCAAGTATTTTTACTCGTAAGAAACCTCTAGTTGAGGCAACTTGTCGCCGTATAGCAAATGGTTTAGTCCGTTATGTGATCAATAATCCAGAACCATTTATTGTTCCAATGGATAAGGTTAAAAGCGTTGCCCCAGTACTTACTGAGTGTGCAAATGCTTCTAGCCCAAGATGTATGCCTATTGATGAACCTTTACGCACAATTTGCGCAGGGGTGAAAGGTGGGCATCATGCGTTAGTTACTGCGTTCATTGCTAAGCATTATACGGGTGTAGTTGGTAGTGATATTCGTGAACCACTTCATACGATTACTGCAAAAGATCATAACAGTTTAGTCGTCAGCAACCTGGTGAAACTGCGTAATAACAACATTGGTCAACCAGTAGATGAACCATTACACACCATTACTACAAGTGCGGGTCATTTTGCATTGGTACAAGCATTTTTAACTGCCTTCTACGGTAGTGAGAAAGACGGAAATAGCATTCATGAGCCACTTCGTACGATACCAACACGTGATCGTTTTGGCCTTGTAATGGTTAAAGGTGAGCTGCACCAAATTGTTGATATTGGCTTCCGTATGCTTCAGCCAAGAGAACTATTCACTGCACAAGGTTTTGAACCTACTTACATCATTGATCATGGGATCGATGAACATGGAAACACTATCAAATTAACTAAGACAGAACAGGGAAGAATGGTAGGTAATTCTGTACCTCCTCAATTCTCTGAAGCTTTAGTACGTGCAAATTTTGCACATGAACACTTATATGAGGCAGCTTAAGAAATGGCAAGATCTAGAAATATTAAGCCCTCATTCTTTATGAATGAAGACATTATTGAATTACCTTATGAAGCACGATTGCTATTTATAGGGCTTTGGACTTTAGCAGATCGCGAAGGCCGACTCGAAAATCGACCTAAGAAAATCAAAATGTCTTTATTTCCTGCAGACGATATAAACGTTGCAGAACAGTTAGAGAACATTTCTAAGTTTGGTTTTATCGAGTTATATAACGCTGATGGTATTGATGTTATCCATATCGTTAACTTTGTTAAACATCAAAACCCACATGGTCTTGAGAAAGATAGTGAGCTACCTGACAGAAATGGCATCTACACTGTCTATCAACGTAATCCAAAAAACAAAACAATTGTTGGAAAGGCAATTCAGCTAAATAAAGCTGATCTAAAGCATTTTTACGATAAAACAGGTCCATTTGCCCCTCAAAATACTGGTTCTGCTGTTGAAAACAGTTATCAAGAAAGCGAATCGAATCAAGCAAACAGTAGTGGAAACACACAAGAACAGTTAGATAACGGTTCTAAAACTGTTTCTATCTCAGACCAAAACGCCCTGATTCCTGATTCCTTTAATCTGAATCCTGATTCCCTTAATCTGAATCCTGATTCCCTTAATCTGAATCCTGATTCACTGAATCCAGAAGGGAATAACAACTCCGCCGTTGGCGAAGTTGATTCATCGACTCAAGCAAAATTTAGTTTCAAGAGTGCTTTGAAAAAAAATGGTGTACCTGAGAAAGACGCTGCTGAGTTCTTACAAGTACGTAAAGCCAAGAAAGCTCAAAACACCGAAAACGCTTTTGACGCACTTTTGAATGAAGCCCAAAAAGCAGGAATCACACTTCAGCAAGCCGTCGAATATTGTTTGAAAAGACAAAATCCTTGGGGTGCCTTCAAAGCATCTTGGTACCTAAACGAAAAACCCGAAATGACTACTGGTCAACAGTCTAACCATCAATCGTTACCACGCAACGTAAATGATCAATGGGGAGCGCCAAAGAAATATGAACCGGTTGCTCACACAGCTGTGAAGGGTGAGTTGATATGAACGCAGTGCCTCAAAAATTGGAATATAAAATTTCCCATACAAACCAGATCTGTAAGATCCACAAAGAATACATGATCAATGTACATGGTCGAATCGTTTGTCAGTCTTGTGTTGAAAAAATCATGAAGCAGTCAAATGAAAAATATGAAAGCGATAAGAATATTCGTATTTTAAATTTGAAAATGGCTCGAGCTGGTATCCCTAAAAGACATGTAAATAGCGGCTTTAGCAACTATGCAGTAACTCACAAAGGACAAGACAAAGCTCGTAAAACTTGTGAAAAGTTCACTATGGATTTCAATGCAGGTGTTTTTAGAAATTTACTCCTTGTTGGTCGTACTGGAACAGGTAAAACCCATCTAGGTTCATCTATTCTGAAAAATATCATCATTAAAAACTGGGAGGCTATTTACATTACGTCTGCAGACTTAGCTGAAGATATTGCGGGTGCCTATCGCCGTAGCGGTGATAGCGAAGATGAAGCACTAAAACGTTATGTGGGCAAAGATTTATTAATTATTGACGAATATGGCTTACATGACCGTGCTGAAAAACGTCCTCACCTGCTTGAGAGTGTTCATAAGGTTCTACTTACTCGTTATGACGAGATGAAGCCAACAGTAGTGATTTCAAACCTAAGCCTTTCTGAGGTTCGCGATGATCTTGGGGACCGGCTTTGGTCAAGATTTCAACATGATGGCTTAGATATTGTGGAATGTGATTGGGATGATGCTCGTATAGGTGGAGGTAAAGCACAGTGAACGCATTTGTTGATATGAAAAAATCTGAATACGCATTAGTTGCTTACTCAAACGTAGCAGCTAAATCTAAGGAGCGAAAAGCATTAGAAAAAGCAGTTAAGAAATGGCTGAAACATCCTGGTAATAAAATTCGACACGTTGAGTCTATAGGGCGTGATCTCAATATGCCTCACGGCACCGGACCTATGTATAAGCGTTTATGTTGTCGTTGCGAAACTTGTGTCGAATGGGCGCTTTCAACTGGTTTAATCAAATCTAAGCCAAAACCAGTTGTAAAACGTGGTCCAGATGCTCGCCAATTGCGTATTTTGGCACAGAAAAGCCAATTGACCCCCTACGCTACAGCTTTTAATGAAGATTGGGATTTACTGGCCTTAGAAGTGGATTATTCAGTTACGGCATTTCAACTTGAACGTATTTATCAAGGTCGTTCTGAAATTGATCACAACTTTGTTTGGAATCGAGTTAAGCGTGTAGCTGATCGTTTAGTTGCTGAAAAGTTAAGAGCTAAAGGGGGTGGGTGCAAATGAAATCTAAAGCAACCAGCAAAAAACGCTCAAAAAAATACAATCCAAACAAGCTAACCCCGACCCAAGTTCAAGCTAATCAGAAAAAGGCTTAACTACGAAGAGAAGCAGCTCAAGAATATGAATGCAATATGGGGTCCATTTCATAAGATGTAGGGACTAGATGGAAGCAGAGAAATTTAAAGAGAGAGGTTAATTGAGCATTTTCTAAATTACTTAATAGTACCAACTTGAATAAGGGCAGCTAATACTAAATCAGCCATTTTTAGGTTTGAGCGCTTTTTTCGCTAGGTCTATTTCTTAAAAAAGAAATAGACCTTTTTATTAGGAATTACTATCTTAATATTTTGATATTACTTCAAAATTTAAAATAAAAAACTTTGAGTAAATTCTTGTAATATTAATTTAATAATTCTATATTATAGAATAAGAGGAAATTATGAAATGGAATTTGTAACATGCCACAATATCTTTTTCTTGCTGAGACTATTTACAAAAAAATGAAAAATGAAAAACTATTTTCTAAAGATGTTTTAGAAAATATGTATATTCTTATGAAGGTGATTCGAAAAGAAATTAAGGGTACAGAATATAAGCTGAAATATAATTTTATTGATTTCAATGAAGTACTGAGTAAAAGTAAAAATGATTGTAAGGTAAAGATTGATGTAAGTTTGATTCCTTCTTATAATTTAAGAGAAGAATACATTTTATGGTTAGCTGGGTTTATTCAAAAAATTACTGAAGGGGGCCCTAAGCCACCCCCTCCTATCAAAGAATATATTCCCGAGTTTATAAATTTGGAATCGGAATTAGATTTTTTAACCTTAAATTTAGAAAAAAATCAAAATAATGGGGAAGAGATTGTAAATTATTTTAATTCCAAACATTATAAAGCAACTTTTAAAAAATAGTTTTCTTAGTCCCGTTAACTAATTTTAGAAGTTTTATTCTTTTTGAACTTTTACTTTTTTGTAGCAGCAAAGAAATTAACTTTGCTAAAAGCTATAATTATAATATTTGTAATAATTTTAAATTTTTTTAGATACTTTTTTAAAAAAAATATTGATTCTTCAAAGAAATTCATTTAATTTAATATTGCTAAGTAGCCATACTTAGTATTTCAGGTTTATGTGGATTTCATAAGCTCATTTCTGGTTCGGAAATGAGCTTTTTTAATTCTTTGTTATTTCTTATAATGGGTTTTTATAATCATGTAAAATAAAAATGATAGAATGATCAAAATTGCTGAGAGTACAAAAGCTACGATGATAGTTTTCATTTTTTGATGCTTTTTTATGAAGAAAACTTTTAGAGAGTAATATTTTAGCTTTTTTCTGTCAATATACTCCTATTATTTTAAGAAATATTATTCTAGTGAGTTTATCAATTAAAGAATCAAGCTTATTTAAGTTGTGGATAAATATAATATTTTATGTAATTTATGGTTGATGAAAAAGAGAATTTCTGAGTAAGAGTTATAAAAGTTTTAGATTTCTAAACAACCCCTAGGTAATAATTTTATAATAAAGGGAAACTAGATGTGGCCTTTAAAATTTTGGTGTGTGATGCAAATCCTACGTAAAAAGGGTTTGGATATTAAATTACTAAAAAGAAGGAAATGATAGGGGCCCCTATCCTAAAAGTGCTGACACATTGGTAAGTAGGACCAGCTCGATGTTTTTTTGAGGATCAATATATTTTGCATATATAAAAGAGAGCATTTTTTTACAAACAAAAATAATGAATTGGAACAAGGGTACTTCTAAATAAATCTAACGGTTAATAATTCTGGAACTAAGTGTTTTTAAGGATTATGTCATGCAAGAAGAGCTTCAAGTTTATGTAAATCTTACTTGCTTGATTTGAGGTCGTTATGATTAAAAAAAGTAACCGCCGTCAGTGGAGCGAGTTTTTCTCCAATAATAAAAGACAGGAATTCTTTAAGGATTTCAGTGTTTCATCAGGTAATAACAAAGTTAAAAAGCATAAAGCTAGCTCAAATAAACATGTGTTTTTCCCGTGCCATGTAGAAAAAGAAAATGATGGTGAAAATAGTGTGTATAGGGGAAGTACAGGTGGTGTTATCATTTTTGGTAAGCAATACATCACAATCAAATTGCCTTATGGATTAAGCGCTAACGAGATTTGGCGGGCTACAATTGATCAGAACGGAAAGCAAAGAAATAGTCTTTCAGTACGTGCTAAAAAGTATAAGGACAAGGTTCAAAAACAATATGGACCTATGTTTAGAGCACTTAAGTTAAAAGCTATCGATCAACTTTGTGAAATACGGTTAATTGTTCAGCCACCACTTAAAACTCGTTCTTACAGCGCTAAAACTTATCCACGATTTGATATTGATAACTATCCAAAACTACTAATTGATAGTGTCAAAGGTGATGGCTTGTTATTCAAAGACGACAATATTTTCATAAGTGAACAAATTAAGCTGGCAGAACCATGTGAAGAGGGTTGTGTCTGGCTTTCGTGCGTTTTTACTGATGAAACTGATTGGTTGTCAAAAACTGTAGATTTTGATTGGTTAGCTGGGAGAAGCATTTAAATGGCGAAAAAGAGCGATTTGCAACGTCGAGTACTTATCGGAAGAAAACTTGCAATGGCGCGTGACATGGCTCAATTACGTCAAGAAGACGTAGCATTAGAAATATTCGGTACACCGCATAAAAATCGAATGAGTGAAATCGAAAATGGTAAGTTAATGCCAGATGCAGAATTACTTTCTTTGCTATGTCAAAAATATGGTGTTTCAGCTGACTGGATTCTTGGTTTTACGATTGAACCGGAACTAGATAAAACAGCTTCTGTAGCAGGTATTCTGTTTAACAGTCTTGGTGAAATGATGAGTGAATATACTCAAGCTATGGCATTTCAATTGAGTATGGCTGCGGCACAGCATATTACTTCTTTCCCTAAAGCCTTAACGGTTGAGTTACTTGAAGCCTCAAAGGGGCTTATTCAAGCATGTTTATCTCAAGAACAGTCTATCCAAGAAAAGGTTTTACCTGAACTTCACACCCTCATGCGTATAGTGCGTGAGTGTGAACAAAATCGTGCGAAACAAATCCGTAACTTAGAAATGGCTATCGATGATGTATTCCAACGCGAAGAGAACGATTTACAGCAAAAAGCTCTAATTGATCTGATCCAAAATAAAAAACGTTTTAGCAAGGCTTCTTTACAGCAACAAGCTATAGCTGAAGTAAAACAAATAGGTCTATTTACTGAATAAGGGATAGACTTTAATGGCTCGCAAGATTGAATACTCGGAAGAAATTTGGAACCGGCTAAAAGAAGTCTATGAATCTTCTCCTAAGATTACGTGGCAAGGTTTAGTTGATCAGGTTGGCGAAGAACTCGGTTGTGAGATGCCTTCGCCATCCGTTGTACGCCGTAAAGCACTTGCGGAGAAATGGAAAAAGAAAGCTAAATCTCTAGTCAAAAAGACAGCTCAGGAGCTTAATAAAGAGATTAAAAAATTGACCAAAAAAAACAATGGTCAAGAAGATACACAAGATACTGAAAAAACTGAAAAAAGTAATAGTCAAAATTCTGTCAAAAAAACGTCAAATATTGCTGAATTTAATAGTCAAAACTCAAAAAATAGTGGTCATAATAACGGCGGGCGTTCTACAGTCAACGAGAACTATCTAAAGTCAGCTTTGGTTGTCAAAAATAACCGTATTAGAGCTCATAAGCTCGGGGAGTTAATTACAGACACTATCGATAGCGTTATTCATATTAGAGATGAAGTACTTAATCTGAATAATCCTACTGAAGATGAATTGGCGCTGGTTAAGTTTAAAATGGGCTTGATTAGTCAAGTGGTTGATTTGAACGTTAAACAAAGTATCAGCATTTCTAACATTGCCCGAACTGAGGCAATGTTCTGGGGCTTAGATGTAGATGATCTTAAAGACCAGTCAGAAGTACAAGCACGGCGTAGTTCTGTTATTTCAGGTGCTGAAGAGAGAATGGCAATTGCTAAAGCAAATATGAAACGGAAAAAAGAAGAAGCATTTATGCGTAAACTTGCGTTAATTGAAGCTGGTGAAGTAGATCCAGAAGATAAATAAATTAAAAAATGTTAGTTTTTTTCAAAATTAATATCAGGTGCTTTCTATAATGTAGAGAACACTAAAACTTAAGGAGATGTTCAATATGTCATCTAGCATTACAGCAGCTGATGCGGCAAAAATTGCTGAGTTATACAAACCAAATGTTCAAGATATTATCAATATTATGAACAATGCAATTAAAGCTGATTCTTGTTATGGGAAACGTTTCTCCAGTTGGAGTTTTGATAAGAATGCTGCAAGCATGGTTTATTTAGAGGATGCAAAGGAGCATTTCACTAAATTAGGTTACAAAGTTGAAATTATTACTGATAGTCCTGTCAGCAATACATTTAAAGTAACTTTCTAATTAATAGGAACTTACCTTTAAAATGGATTTCTTAAATTGCAAAAATGTCTCATAACAGTATGAGGCATTTTTTGTTATGACAGATTCAAATCACAATAATCCAGTTTTATCTTATGATGAGCTTGGCTTCATCATTGGTATGAAACGTGTTGAAAAAAAAGTAAGTACGATTGATTCAAATATTGAAAGAATCATAGATATTCTTACTCAAAGCTTTGAAGAGCAAAAAGCACAACTAGAAAAGCCTCAGCCCAAGTTGACAGAATTTCAAAAGATGCTAAATGCTGTCAATAATAGACAAGCTCTAGACTTTGAAGATTTATTAAAAGAAAAAGCAAATCCTATCACGCAGTCTTTTGTTGTAGCCGATAAGTTGGTGAAAGACTTTACAGATGTATTGGAGCAATCGGTTAGTGACCTTAATTCAGCAAATAAAGAACAAATCAACCGACCTAAGGCACGAAAGCCAGCTATAGAGATTAATAGCCATGAAGATTTGGATAAGATTGTAAGCACATCTACACCAGAACGTGACGAGAAGGGCCGTTTTGTTTCCAATCAAGAGGACGTTAAAAACCAATCCGCTATTAGCAAAGTTGCCCAAACGATAACTACGGCGATTAAAGGGGTAATGCCGAACTCTCCACAAGGTGTAGATCCTACAGTTGATGCAATCAATGAAGTTGGTCATTTACTTTCACCTGTACGCCGTGCAGCAGGATTAGCTTTGCGGCCATTAACTGGATTGATGCGTAGTAAAAAGCGAAATGAGCCATTACCTCGTGAACAAGAGAACCATAACCGCAAACAAATAAAGTTATTGCAGCGTATTGCCGATAATTTGGCGTCTAAGGGTGGTTTGTTAGGTTCTCTAGGGAAATTGCTTACTTCCGTGTTATCTGCTGGTGGTGGGCTTCTAGGTGGTGCTCTAGGCAAAGGAAAGAAAGGTGTAGGGAAATTAGGAAAGGGCTTAGGTAAACTTCTTAAGTTTGGCCGTGGTCTACCCGTAATAGGTGCATTGGCTGCTGGTGCGTCATTATTAGATTGGAATGAACAAAGCACACAAGAAAAGGGCGGTACGGTTGGTAGTCTTGCTGGGGGCGTGATTGGTGGTACTGTCGGTTCTTTATTTGGTCCAGCTGGTACCTTAATTGGGGGCATGGCTGGTTCTTGGATTGGGAATAAACTTGGAACCGTAGTTGCGCCGTATTTCAAAGAGTGGACAGATTCTTTAATTGCTGCTGATGTACCAGGTATTATTAATACTGCTTGGAAAGGATTTGTAAGTTATGCGTCTAATGCTTTTGAACAGGCGAAAGGTACTGCCTCAAAAGTTGTAGACGGCGTAAAAGAAACGGCAGGTGATACATTAGAATTCATTAAAGATAAATTTAACCGATTTAATCCATTCCATGAAGGCGTTCCCACATGGGGTATTGGGCAAGGAGTTTATAAGCCTGGTTTTGGTGCAAATGCTGGTGTAGCACAATATGGCGCCACTATTGCACAACCAGTTAATAGATCAGCTGCTAGAGATGTGGCATTAAAGTTTTTCACAAGCAAGGAAGGGGGAAATTGGACACCTGAACAAGCTGCTGGAATAGTTGCGAATCTTGAAGCAGAAAGTGGCTTTAAACATACGGCTATTGGTGATAATGGTAAAGCTTTTGGAATTGGTCAATGGCATCCTGATAGACAAGCAAAATTTAAACAGAAGTTTGGTAAAGATATTCGTCAATCCTCATATCAAGAACAATTAGCTTTTGTGAACTGGGAATTAAATAACAATGAATCATCTGCAGGTAAAAAGTTGAGACAATCTAAATCCGCTAATCAAGCTGGTGCAATTGTCTCCCGATATTATGAAAGACCTGCAGCAGTTGAAGCTGAAGCTATGAAACGTTCAGCAATGGCGCAAAATATCCATGTTGATGCAGGCAAAAGATCTCTACTTACAGATAAGCAAGATAACTCTAAAACATTAAAAGATGTAGAAGCTAAAACAGTGAAGAGTGCTTCTGGCATTGAGCCAAAGCAAGGGAATATCTATAACCAAACAAGTAGAAAACTCTCAGGCGTTTTAAGTTCTCAAACTCCATATATACCAACTTCAAAAAGGGATCTTAGCTCAAGTGGTACTAGTCTAAAAAGTACTCCTATAACAAAAGTACCAGCTTTTAAACAGCCACTTAATACTCCAAATCCTCAGGAAGTCGTTGTTGTTAATGGTAATAATGGTAATATCGGTCAGAATGTAAATGATAGATTCCTAGCACATGCTTTAACTGGTGGGATAGGAATGGGAAACTTAGAAGGTTAGTTTATTAATGACTCTTAGAGCTTTAAATTTAACGGTATTAATTACTATGCTTGCATTAGCTGGTTGTAATAAAAATAATGAGCAACCAGCTGAAGGATCTAACTCAGCAATGCAAGAACCCGTTAAAGCGGAAGCAACTTATGATTTTACATCTTTAAATGAATCTGATTTTTTGAATCAAAGTATTTTAATAAATGATGACAAAACCTATAGAGGAATTAGATTTCATGATTATGATGTAGGCACAAAATTAATAGGAGCAGCGAGTATCGAATCAATTCAGAAGGTTGATAATTATACTTTGGCTTTGGCATCCTCAAGGCCAATAATAAATCAAAAAGCTGGTTTATATGGGGTTCTGGCAAATAAAGCTAATTTTGACGGTAATTTAGTTGTTTTAGTTTTTGAGCCAAATGTACAAGCAAGGGTTATAGAAGGCGACATAATTGCATTTAAGGGCACTGTTGCGCCGTCAGACGTTTTTACTTATACCAACCCTACAACTAATCAAATTGAAGAGTTACCAATTATATATGTTCATTTTTATCAAGCAGGCGAACTATCAATACAAGGTATTAACGACTATTTGAAAAAGCAATCTTCTGAAATTCCTAAAATCATACAAAACAAAATTCTCCAATATGAAAAGCTCAATGATTCATGCCGTGGTGGATCGGGTGATGACCCCAAAACTATTGAAAGTTGTGAAGCAAGAGATAGTTTATATGGCGAAATTAAAAATGGCGGATGGTGTTGGGGTTCGGAAAATCAAAATGCTGCAGGATCGGATTTGAATTGGCTGCCTTGTATAAAAGATAGATATAACTGAAATGAAAAAAAGAAAGCCAGCTAAAACAGCTGGTTTTTTTCACTTCACAAAAACTTGAATAGCTTTTTAAAGATTCTTAATAAATATTTCCCTTTAATTAATCTGTAAGCTTACAAAGCAATGTTAAGAAATTCTTTCATGAATCTGTTGTATATCTATTTATATGATTTAGAATTTGTTCTTTATTTTAATATTTTTAGTAATAGGTTGTGAGGAAAATGAAGTCTAGCAATATTTCTAATACAGTAGACTTATTATCTTCTGATCGGTTAAAAAGTTATAAATTATATTTTAATTTAAATAGCCATGAAGAGTGTATAGGGGTTTACCTATGGAACGATGCACTTTCAACTGCTTTCTTCAAGTTGTTGAGTATTTTTGAAGTTGCATTTCGTAATATGGTACATAAAGAACTATCGTGTTTATATTCTACTCATAAAACTCAAGGACACATCTATGATAATGATTGGTACATGTACCTTATGGACCAAAATATATTAACTTATGAAACTCAAAAAATATTAAAGAAAATGACTCATATGAAGAAAAAGGTTAAAGGTGTTCCGACATTAGTACCTAAAACGAATAACCCTCCTACACCAGGGAAAGTTATTGCAAATCAGACTTTTGGTTTTTGGGTTAAACTTATTGAATTGCATCCTGCTATTGATTGGTCTGAAGTTTTCTTTAAGGGTTTTAAAGATCATTTTGCTGTAAATAAAAGTTATTGGGATAAAAATGCTATAGACGATTTGATTATTCGTTTAAGACAAGTTCTATCTTTAAGAAATCGTATTGCTCACCACGAGCCATTATGGAAATTTACTGAGATTCTTCATGAAAAATCAAAAGTAGTAATCTATGAATCTGCTACAACCCCAAGTGAAAGCATTTCAAGAATGTTAACCTTGAATCATCGTTTATGCCGGTTAATAGGTTGGATATCAAAAGACAGAAGGGATGACTATTTATCATCAAGTTATAAAAGACATTTTGATTGGTTCTGCCAAGAATCAACAATCGAAATATATAAAAATTATTCCTATATGAGAGAACTGCCATTATCAAGGGCTAAGAGAGAGTTCCGTCGTCTTTTGAAAATTTCATGCTTAATAGAAATTAAGCACCAACATGGTGGAATGGTTATTTCTAGAGGTTTTTAGTAATTTCACTGGTGCACAAATTTGACAAGTGGTGCAGTAATTAATATTATAGGTACATAGCTAATCTTATTGAATAAGATATCAGTAATAAAATTCTCGCTGATAATCCAATAAGTCTTATTTGAAAGCACCCTGCGGGGTGTTTTCCTCGTTTTAGGGTTCTAAAAATTGGAACCTTGCACAAATTGTACATTCAATAGATTTCAAAATAACCTCATTGATATGAGGTTATTTTTCATGGGCAGTCTTAATCTTGCAGCTGTTACAGCTACTACTCCATATATTAAAAAGATCCAATCGGCATTAGAAAAAGCTACGGGCCAAACCATTGTTACACCAGAATTTCGCAAAATTAAGCGCGTTGCTGGTGTTAGTGTTTTACCAGTAGCTTTATTCTTTTCCGGTGGTGCAATACTTACGCTTTATGTTCGTGCTTTAGCAGATGTGGTGAAAGCTGAACTTAATGACAAAGTGATTGTGTTATCAGGTGATTTTAGTGATGACTATAAGCCAACATTTGAAAACGCCGTAAGTTGTGTTGCTAAACTTATCCGTGAAGCACAATCTAAAATCCAAGAACAAAATAAGCGTGAAAAAGTTAGCTTACCGCCGCGCCGTACTTCTGTAGATCAGAAAATTAAAGAAGTCGAAGAACAAGAGCAAAAGCTTGATGAGGATTTAGCTAAGCAAATAGCTCACCGTGACCAGCTTAAGGAACAAATTGAACAAGCAAAGCATCAACTTGGTATAAGTTCGGAGGCTGGTCAATCCGAACTGGGAAAGCCTGAATTTGATAGTGCGAGTCCAATCAAATCAGTTACAGCAAATATCACACGTGGTAAAGCTGCAATGAACAAAGCCATTATGGAAAAAACCACAGTGCATAGAGCTATGTATCGTAATGATCTAGGCTGGGTGGATTTTGAGTATGGCAGTGATAAACAGGGCATTAAGCATATTATCAAGCGCCGTATGGAAAGTGATGGCATGACATATGATGAAGTTGTGCATATGCTTGTGGATACTATTGTGCAAACAATCGCTCAAGGTAGTACACAACGGCGTACAGAACGTGGATTATCTACAAGAATAAATATTGTATTTAATTCGCATGAAGCGTCATTGATTAAGCGAGAAGGTAGTAATGCATGGCTGCTTACAGCTTTTGAAGTGCATTAAAAAAAGCCCGGTAGTTAGAGATGGGTTGCGACATCTTCTAACCTACACTTATGACCCTATACGTTCTCGTGTCATAAGTGGAGCGGGCTTTGTATATATAATAATCCATGCATTTCTTATTTTCAAATATGGAACCATTCACGCTTACATATATACAAAAGCAATACCCTTAATATAGTTCTTATTAAGGGTGTTTTTTATGCAAATTCAAATCGGTATTGATATTGTCTTAATTCTTGCATTTTTAGCTTATCTTTCCGTTGTTACAGGATGGAATAGCAAGAATAAAGCTGCGTATATTAAACAATTCCGTCATGTGCCTATAAGCCTCTTATTTAAAGAAATCAGATATATGTATTTCATAAGTATGGCATGTGTATTGATCACTATTATTCTTGTTGATTGGCGAATCTATAACGTTGCTTCATATTTTGATGCATTAAGCGTTTCATTATGGATATTCATAATCTATTTCACCATTTTTTCAACTTACCAGATCGGCACTGCAATACTAGTAAAGCTTTTGATGATTTTCAGTAATAGAGCAACTTCCTAATGATCACATCTAAAACAATTTTAGACATGGTTGAGTACTGGCTTAATCATCCGGTTAATGGGAAGTATGGTTCTGACTTTGGTGCACCTCTTTATGATTTGCTAATGGCACCTTTAGACTCGAGGGTGGCAGATAGTTTTCTTATTAAGATGAAAAAGGATCTACCAATATTATCTGAGCTTAACTCTGACCAATTAGCCCTGTATTCACAAACCGAAGGATTTGAGACGGTTCATATTCATTTAAGCATCATGAATGTGAATATAGATCTTAACCAAGTAGCAGACCGATTGGGTAAATCAGTAACAGGTGAGACATATGACATTAACGCAAGCTGATTTTGAAGCCCAGCTCCAAGCAGCGATAGATGATTATGAGATTCAGGAACGCTATAAAGCTCAAGATCCACTTGTCGTTCACCAGCTGCGTTCTATGGCTAGTTTTTTGACTGCATTTGGTCCAGAAATCGATATTGCTTCAATTGAACCATTTACCAAAACACGTGACCGCTCAATTATTGCGGATGCTACAAATAAAGGCATTTTGCCTATAGGTACACCGTGTCAGCACTTAATAGAAATTATCAACCGGTCAACAAATGCTGTGAGCTTAAGTCAAGGGCGAATGATTGAGGACCATAGCGGCGGTAGAGTATGGCGGTTGCTTCAATCAATTACTGTTAAAGCTGGTGAGACGGCGGAAGTAATAGCAGAACAAAGTGAATACCGTGAAATTAAATATGTTGTACCAGTTACTGAAGGGTTCCATAAATATCGAATAGACCTTTTAGAGGACCTTTCACTTGCAAATATTTCGGTTAAGCAGGGCAATAATAACTATGTAATTAAGCCGCGCTGGATGAATGTTGAACCAGGTGAATATGCAGTAATAGTTACTACAGATAATCTAAGAAGATTGTTTATTGAGTTTGGCGATTCTGAGAGAGCTGGTCGTACTCTGCAAGCCAATGAAACTGTAATAATTGGAATTCTTGAGACATACGGGGAAGTTGATGTTAATCGTTTAAAAGATGCGGCCTTACTTGATGTACTTACTAATGATGAACAGCGGGTATCAGTGCGTTTTAAAGCTGGTGGACTGATTAGAGAAGGCGTAGATCCGTTAGCTGTATCAGAATTACGTTTATTATCAAGCTATCCATCACTTTACGATGAAGATGCGGTATTTCTCGGCAACTTTGACTATGCAGTCCGTAAAAAATTTATGAAACGGGCACAGTTTATTTCTGTCTGGAATGAAACGTTGCAAGAGCAACACTTTGCCATTACATACCGCGACATAAATCATTTAAATCTTGTGGTGGTTGCGAAGAACCCAGCTGAACAAGCAACGTTAGAACAAGATATCTGTCGGTATATTGGTTATTGCGATAACTTGTATGAAGGTAAAGTGAATGTACATGAAGTAGTTGAAAAGCCAATTGAAGTAAAAATTAAAGGCTCTTTGGCTTCTGTACATAACACTGATATGGTTAAGACACAGATCAAAGAATTACTTGTAGAACGATACGGGCGTGAATCATTGAGCTCAAGTCGTTGGCTGGTTAATGGCTTTAATACGCAAGAAATGGGGAAGCTGATTAATGACAATATTGTGGCTTTCCAAGACCGGATGAGTGACTTTACCATTATGCTTTCAAATGAGTTGAATAAGCCTAATGAGTGGGTGTATGTGACAAAAGACAGCATTACTGTTGAGTTGGAACGCACCGCTGATATTTCGGGGGCTACATGGACCCTATAAGCTTTACTCGGCCTATCGATGAACACTATGTAAGTACGGGCTTGCAAACCGCACTTGCTAAAGCATTTAAACAAGTATTTGCACAAAACTTTGAGCAGTCCATTCAAGATTTATTGGATTACGGTTGTCCTCATATCGGTAGTAAAACAGTTGTAGAACGGTTCTCTAAACAAAACGGACTTGTTGTATTACGCCGAAATAACACCTCTGACACGTTAATGCGAATTATCTATGCCAATTGGAGCAGCATGGGTAATAAAAGAGGATTAGCGTTTTTAGAGTTTGTTTTACGAATGTTGTGGGGAAAAGATCATTTTCAGATTATCCGGCTATGGCACAGCTTAGAAAAGCTGAAAGAATATCCAGCCTATTTGTCTGATTTTGAAAAGCCAAATTACTTCTTAACAAGTCGGATTAGAATTGTTTTAGATAAAACTGTTGATGCAAATGAAGTGGTAGAGCTGTCACCGATATTACGGCGTTTAGTACCAGCCAATATTGTCGTTAAAGTTCACTCAATGGCATTTGATAGAGATTTAGGCACCACAAGCTTTGCAGCAGCAATAGCAGCTAAGCCTTATGCAGTCTATAACTTCCTTTAATTCAATTGGAACTGTTGAGTTAGCGCTCAAATACAAAATGATTTCATAGTCCTGTTCATTAGTTCAGGACTTTTTTATATGCAACAAGCTCAAGACAATGTTTTAGTAGGAATCGCAGAACCTATCAATGGTCAGGGAGAAAACTTATTAATTGATCATTTCTTAGGATATGCTAGCCATGAATTAGAACCACAAGAAATTGATAAAGTTATTAAAGGGGAAGTGGTTGAAGGCATCACGGAATATGCTCAGGGCCATTACTATAAGATTTCAGCAAATCCTGAAAACCAAAATGCAAAAGATTTTGAAATCAGTATTCATTTTCAAGATGGCCCAATTCCAGAACATGGGGTGAATGGGGTTACTAGTGAAGCATTGTTAAAAGTACTTATTCACCGTACTAAAACCTTGGATGAAAAATTTCCGAGTGAGTTCAACAAACAAGCCATTAGTTATATGGAAAGTGCGCTAGAAGAATTTAATAAACGTACAGCTGAGCGCCGTGCTCGTGGTGTTGAAGGCACTCTTGTTAAGTAATTGGGTGAAGTATGCGATTAAAAATCTTTTGTAGAAAACGTGCTTGTTCTCAATTAATTGACTTATCTCAAATGGATTGTTTGCAAGTCTCCGAAAGTGAACATCGAGGAGGCATGATCCATGAGCGCTTTTATGATGTTTTTATTTCTCTTAAAAGTGGGTACATCTTTGATGCAACCATTGAAGATAAACAGCATGACAAGCTATTGGAATTAATTGAGTTTGATCAAAAGATTTGATTTGGAACTGATTAAATTTCAACTATAGAACAACTGAAACAATAGCCTCAATCACAGCATTGGGGCTTTTTTATGGCTAGCAAAAATAGAAAGACAAAAGTTCTATCTTACAACTTACATGACCGATGCCGTAAATATACCGGTGTTGATCGAAGTAATGTCGATGTTGATGCAATGGTCAACTTGATCAACAGTGACCATGTACAAGAAATGGTTGCTACTAATTCATTACAAGGTTTTTACGGTCATCAAATTCGACAGCGCTATGGTATGGTGCCGCCTGAAACGGTGATCATTAAAGGTAAAGTTGTATATCTTTCACGGGCGTTTAAAACAATTGAATTACGTGCTTCAAAGGATGGAACAGTTGAACACCGAGAAGAGTTTTATGATAACGAGCCTGGTGAGATCGCATTACAAGATTATAAAGCCCAAGCGGGTGGTTTTAGCACATCAGTCAATTACAAGAATGTCGGTGGCCGTTTAATTCCAACGGGTTTTTTTGGTTTTGATTTCGTTGCACAACCAAATTATGCAAGTAATGTAGGTGATGGTCAGTTATTTGATGGATTATTTGTTCCTGAAGAGCCAGAAGGTGTTGTTTCTTGCTTTGATAGCGCAACAGATATTTCACAGTTATCACAGCCCGAAATTATTATTGCCCAATTACTTGAAGATCAAATTTTACAGACATACGACAATATCAATAGTCAGCTGCATCTATTAACCGAGTTAGGAAATGCTCAAGGATTAGTGGGTGAATTATCAGAAAAAGTTGATAAACAGAAACGCTTGCAACAACTTAGAGAAGAACGAAAAAAAGAACTCTATACGGGTATGGTAAATCCTGTGAAGAGTTTTGATTCAGTACAACAACAAGCTGAACAAATCATTCAAAGTTTGGACAATCCAAACGTAAAAGAGAAACCTAAAAAGCCGAAAAAGTCTTTTGGCAGTATCTTTAGTGTATGGGGGTAAAAATGAATTACCCCAACGATTCGCTTAAATGCATCCAAAACGCTTGGTATAAGCAGCTTGTCAATTTTCGTGCTTGGTATATGCCTGAGACACAATTAACGGCAGACTGGAAGTTGAGAGCCATTGGTAACGCTATAAAAGCATGTCCGTCACGGATGATGGACGATTCAGAAGCAATGCTTTCTGAATATAGAAAAAGCCAGAAGCATGAGGAAGAATCCAAAGTGCTTTTACCTGTAATGCTTACTGCAACAGCGTTAACTGACCAACCCCCTGATGTAAATCAATTATTACCAGTGCCTGATTTTATTGAAACGGTCATTGATGAGAAACGGGTGAAGGTTCGTCTGGTGCCGACAACTGTACGTGCTCAAATCGCTTTCTTTGCCACCAATCCCAATGATCTGCGTTCAGTCATTGGGCAGTTTTGCGCGTACATGTCTAGCAATGATAACCGTCGTTTTAATGTGCCATTTCAGCAATGGAATGATCATGTATTTAATTCAACATTCACTGTTTTTGAAAATGAACTTTTTCCATCACCAGTCCCAAGCGAAGCAATCAATCTTTCTATCTCAACTGTAGATATTCAGCTCGTGGGTTATACACCTAACGTCATAGGTTTCGGTGGTCCATTCGACCAAAACACAGGTAATGGCTATGAACCTGACGGCTCAGCAACGGAACAGCCCGCAATCAACGACAAAGTTGTAGTGCAAGCTGATCAGTACACATCACTTGATCACCAGCGTGTGAAGGGTGATAGAGAAACAGGCGAAATCACAGTTGAGCGTATAGATGACTGACTTAATCGATAAGGCACAAGAAAGTGCTGAGTATTTGTTGCAGCAAGGAATTGCGAACCGTTGCCGTTTTGAAGGCGAATCTGAAAAAGAATGTGTTGAATGTGGTGAAGAAATACCAGAGCGCCGCCGTGCTTTAGGTGGCGTGAAATTCTGCATTGAATGCCAAACCAAGTTAGAACGCAAACGGCGCTAAGGATAAATGTAATGTCTGGAATTATTCGTATAGACAGCCGTGTTGCTGGGTTTTCGGATCAACCAATTCGACTTATTGGAGCGGCATTTGCTGATACAGGTGAGCTTGTTATTCAAAAAACAGCTGTTTATTCAAATTTGCCCGTACCAAGCGATTTAAGAGATCAAACAGTTGTAGTAACTGACTCACCGGATCAAGTACAGAATTGGCAATTAAGTTTCAATGCTAAAGAGCACTTAGAAGAAGTGATTTCAATTTACCAAGCTCGTTTCAGAGCAAAGTTAATTGAAATTGAGCCGAAGCTAAACCAGTACAACCCTAAAAACGTACTTGAAATCCGTAAGGTCGATAAAAACGGCCTTCAGCAAGAATTTGATAGCAGCAGCTTAAACAATGGACACATTGCAATTCTATTAGCTGTTTGGGCTAGTACGAAAATTGCCAAAGGCTTTTCAATTACTGAAGGGAATCAGTTTGAAGAAGATGCTGTAGATCCAACAATGCTTCCTTTTTCAATCTTTTAAGTAATGGTGTTTTTACGGTATGGCTTTGGCACCATTAAAAGAAATTCCCGAATGGTGGGAACTTTGTGAGCGTTATCGATACGACATCTATGCTTTCGCCGTAGAAGCATTAGGTGTCGAACCCACATGGCAACAAGAATTACTTTTTGAATCTATTGCATTTGATGGTAGCCGTACTTCAGTTGCGTCAGGTCACGGTTGCTTTGGAAAAGGGACTTTAATCAAATTAGCCAATGGGGACTTCATCCCAGTTGAGCGTATTAATTTAAATCATAAGATTCTAGCTGCAGATGGAAAGACAGAACTAGATGTAATTAAAACAGTAACCGGTTATCAGGAAATGTACCGGTTTGAATATGAGAATGGTAAAGCTCATACATTTAATAAATCACATATCCTTTGCTTAATTTCTTTATACGATGGTAATGGCTGGTCTAAGGGCGACAAGATTGAATTGCTTGTTTCTCAATATATGAACCTAAAACCTGAAAGTAGAGAACAGTTTGCATCTTATAGGCTTATAGATGGTGAACATAAGCCTTTAAAAATCACATCGGTTGCCGAGCTTGGTGAAGGCAAATATTACGGTTTTGTACTCGATCCAGATCCATTTTTCTTAGGTGAAGATGACTTAGTACTACACAACACTGGTAAAACGGCCAGTGCCGGTATTGTTGCCTTATGGCATCTCTTGTTTTTTGATGAATCAATCATGATGTTTACTGCTCCGCAGATTGGGCAGTTAAAGAAACAAGTCTGGAAAGAAATCAGTATCAATCTAGCACGATTGAAGCAAGGGCCTTTGGCTTGGCTTGCTGATTATGTTGGGTACCAGTCTGAACTTGTATACATCAAAGGCTACAAAGAAAAATGGTATGTCTTTGCGAAGACAGCACCAAAACATCAACCTACTAACTTGGCTGGTAACCACGGCGATAACTACATGGTCTGGGTCGATGAGGCCAGTGGTGTAGATGATGCTGTCCTTGATGTAGCTTTTGGTGCCTTAACGCACGAAGACAACCGTGCAGTAATGACCTCACAGCCTACCCGTAACGCGGGTATGTTCTATGAGACTCATCACAAGTTAAGTCATCGAGCTGGTGGTGTTTGGATTGCACTCACATTTAACGGGGAAGAGTCACCACTAGTTAGTGAACAATCCTTACAGGAACAACGGCAAAAATACGGCAGCAGGGAAGATGCTCAGTATAAGATTCGTGTACTAGGTGAATTCCCAGACTTATCAGATGAGTTCTTAATCACGAAGCGTCAAACCGAAGAAATGTATGTTGGCGCGAGTATTTTTGATGACCATCAATTCGGTTATGTCATTACTGTTGATGTTGGTGGTGGTGTTGGCCGTGACGATTCAGTAATTGTTGTTTCTAAAGTTTGGGGTGAAGCGCAATGGGGAGAGCGCGCACGCCGTGTAGAAGTTGTAGATATTCCATTATGCAAAAACAGAGATGATATCTTAGAACTATTTGCAAAGATTAATGAGCTACTTTTACAGTACCCAAATGCTAACTTGGTTGTAGATGATAACGGGGCGGGTAAAGGTTTAGGCCAATACCTTAAAAAGCAAGGTATTTTCTACGTTCCTGTTTATTGGGGCTCACAATGTTTTAGTAATGACAATAGAAAAGAGTTTACAAATAAACGGTCGTTAGCTTATGTGGGCTTAGCTCGAGCAATCGCAAGTGGCCGTTTTAAAATAAAAACGAAGAAACACAATGTGAAAATTAAAGATCAGTTAATCCACGTTCCATACCGTTTTGATGACTTTGCTCGTTATAAAATCTTAAGCAAAGACGAAATGAAACGGATGGGAATTAAATCACCGGATATCGGAGATGCTTTTGCTTTCTTATTCTTGGAAAACGTTCACTACACTGAAGCTTACGAAACTGTAAATGTCACTGACGATACACCGGAAGGCCGTGAACAAGCTGAACGTAAGTCAAGATTCAGTGCTTTAAGAGAAGCAGCTGAAAAAGAAAATGATTAGTTATATGGAACTGCCCACTTAAATACATATTCTTCATAACTACCATAGATCAATAAATCATATGGGTGGGTTATGGCTATTAACTTCTTTTTAACTGACGCAGGTCGGAATGCATTAAATAAAGTGGGTGATGTTGCTAGCTTTGGTGGGGAACTTACCCATCTTGCTGTTGGTACCGGCAAATTTGATGCATCAGTAGAAGCGAAAAACCTAACTTCTCTTAAAAATGAATTAGCTAGATTTTCTCTTAACGGCGGTGGTGTAGATACAGAAACGGGTACTTTGCGTTTTGTAATGAGTATTGAGCCCACTTTAACAATGGAAGTGTTTGAGATGGGTATTTACCTATCAGATGGCACTTTACTTGCGGTGGCCTCGACTACAGCTGCTCAATCAATCATGTCTTTACATGCAAACGTAGTAGCCATTGTTACATTTGGATTTGTTTTAACTGACGTTAATTTAAAAAACGTAACTATCAAGATTGATCCAAACACACCAATTGCTGTGATGTTGATGAATCAGCATAGTGCAGATGAAGACCCACACCCACAATACGGCGCGTTAATTCGTAAGCTCATGACTGAACATAATCAGCATGAGGATCCGCACCCCCAATATGCATTTGAAAAAGATGTAAAAGCCAAAGACGATGATTTACAACAACAGATTGATGATCTAGATCTTAGTTCCAAAAATTTGTTACAGCAGTTAATCGATTTCAAGAAAAACTTAGATGCTCAATATCCAAAATTAATTGGAGCAGGTGTAAATATTGGTAGCTCAGCCACAGTTGAACTAGGTGGCAAAGTTACTGATTTACGTGATTCAAAGTATGCAATCTATTTAACACCAGAAAGCCCACATGAAGCATGGAAGCTTACCCGTGCAGAAAAGGGTTTTTCATATGAAGTTTGGGACCGCTCAGGTCAAAACCGGATAGGGTATTCAGGTACTGTGAATTGGTCCGTTGTTCAGGTAGCTGCAGAAACACTAAACGATGGAAACGGCGATTACACAGTCCCAGGTGTTTATATCATTCCAATTCAACCGAAAGAACAAAAAGAATTCATTTTGGTTGGTGCTGGTGGTGCTGGTGGTGGCAGTGTCTGGGAGTTAGGAGCATTGGCACATGGGACCAGTGGAACAGATACACGCTTACGTTTAAATGAACTTGATTTGGCGGTTGTTGGCGGCGGTAAAGGCGGTACCAGTGGTCAGTGGTCGAATGGTAGTGCTTTCTCAAATGGTGCTGGTGGTTTAGCAGGTGTAATCACTGTGACATCAAACATAACCGAAATTTCACGCAAGCTTGGTAACGCTGGTACAGCTGCAAACCAAACAAACCACAAAGGCGGCGCATCAGTAAGTCCAGTATCAAACTGGGGTGCTGGTGGTGATGGTGCTAATGGTGTAGGTGATGATGGCTGGGCACTTGGTGGTGGTGGTGCAAGTGGTGGTTTACTCATTTGCCGATATGTGAATTCAACCGAAAAAACTCAGTATATGACTTTAGTTGTTGGTGAACCTGGTGTTGCAACCGAAAGTAATGGTAACACTGGTAAAGCAGGTACTGGTGGCTTTGCTCGTGTAAGTACTGTTAAAGCTTAAATAGGTAAAACATTATGAGAAATGATTATCGAAATGCTATTAGAGACTTAATTCACCGGAATCTTCAACAAAATAATATTCAGAATCTGATTGTTTGGGAAATCAAAGACGATGAATCTCAAGATCCATCACTGTTGAGTTTGAAATTATATGGTTCAAGAAACCATATTGATGCAGTACTTGTGGCGTGTGGTGTGAACGGCGTTTGGGAAAAGTTACCTCTTAATAAGGTGGCTTTTCCAAGGCTTGTTGATCTTTTAAGACTTCAAAAAGAATACTTGCAGGATAATTAATATGTCAGCATTCAAGCCAGATGATTTACGCCGTGCCCAGCTGCAATTAAACCAATCTTTGCAAAATGGTGGAGTTCGTAGAGATCAACAGAGCCGCCAGCGTGCAGATAGAGAACAGCGGGCATTTGCCGAAAAAGAAATTGAATATGATGATTGGGGAAGAAAGATCCCTAAGCCTATGTTCTTGCGGCCACAAGATATTGCACTAGGCGAAAAATATGATGTAGAGAGAGTGCTTTTTACAACCTTAGGTCAGCGAAATGGGGAAGTGCCACGGCGTATTACCCGTGATGATATTTTGGCATTTCAAGAAAACATTCAGTTATTAAAAGATCAGTATAGTAAGGGCATTACCCCTCAAAACATCATTAATTTAAGCCGACAAGATGATATTGACCGTGCAAATGAGCAAATATATTTGGCGGTACCAGTCAGCAGAAAAGCTGGATTAGTGCACTTACTTACTAATGCCGGTCCAAATAGTAAAGTCTTAAATCATCACGTTGAGATTGAGTTTTCAAATTTTAAATCTGTCGTATTTGATATCGACAAGCAGGCATTAACCACTGTTAAAAACCGCCTAGCTAAAGGCAAAATCAAATTTCAGTGTGACTGCGAACGTCATACGTTCTGGTACCGCTATATGGCAACTATTGGCGGCTACAATTTGGGACGTGATGAGGGCGGCTTTCCGAAAATACGTAACCCGCATTTATCCGGTGTGGCTTGTAAGCATGTATTGCGCGTTGTTAAGTGGATTAGTTCACCAGCAGGGATTGCCTACCTTAAAAAGGAAGTAGAGAAAGACCGTAAGAAACAAGTTGGTGCACGGTATAAGCAAACAGATAAGCAAATACAGAATTCAATTAACGAGCAAGTAATGGATTTGATGAATGGTTCTGTTAAGCCAATCAAAGCCAATATCCAAAAAGCAGAAAAAGAAATGATGCGTAGAGCTGATAAAGTTGCCAAAAAGCTCTTAGAACGCGAATTAAAAACCCTCAAACGTTTTGAAGTGGAAACTGTTAGAGCAAGTCAAATTGAAAGAATTCAAGCCTTACATAAATCAGGCGCAATCGACAATGACATGTTAAATGTCTTTATGAAGGGTTTAAGTCGAAATGCTAAATAGATCAGTAAATCAAGTTGCAAATGGACGCCGTTTAGCAGCTAGACGTGTTGTGATGAATGCTCTAGCAAGTATTCCCGCGCAAATTTGGCGAAAAGAAGTAATTTTCAATAATCCGGCTGAAGATTCAAAACCTTTAGATCCTCTTTCTTTTGAAGCGAACACTTTATCGATTCAAGACGAACCCAACTACAAGTATGAATATAAGGGCGCTGCTTATGTTCATTTCGATAAATTTAATGGTGGTTATATTCAAAAGAACTTCTCAATGAATAACCCATCTGACTTGGTGCTAACTGCTCAAGTAGAGCCATTCAATGAAGAATTGGATGATGTTTTGGAAAGAATAATCAACATCCCTGACTTGATTCTTAAAGAAGGTGATCTTTTAGGTTTAATGATTTATGAAAATCTAATGTTGTGGTTTGAGATTGTGAATATTACTGGTTTTAGCCTCATGGCAGATTTTGGCAGTAAGTATGTTTTAAACCGTAGAGATGATTTGTTTATTTCACCTATAGGTGATGGAGAAACTAAATGAGCTATTTAATTTTCAATGAAAAAGGTAAAAAGACAGGCGACATTGAAATGGCTGAACAATGTACTTCTGCAATATTCAATTACCAGGTAATCGGGAACGGGGCAGAAGTAGAGTTTTTCGGAAGCAATATTCCATATGCAGATCCGAAAAACGATTCTCACTGGGTGTCTATTCTTACATTAACAGCTGATGCGCCCGATACTGAACCGTTTAGACAGCATTGCTGGGATAAGCTCCGTTATAAAGTGAAAGCAGGTGATAATGTGGAGATTTATGTTTCAAGTGGTGTAAGCGGATAGCTATATAAATAAAGGGCTGAGATGGTCCTTTAGCTACATTTTCTTTGTCCTCAATTTTGGGGACTTTTTTATGTTTGGAACCGACCAGCTTTAGTAAAAATACGCCATGTCAGACTTTCTGCATCTTACATAGAAAGCCAAAGGCTGGTTTAAAATGACTGTGTTAACAGAAGAAATTCGTAAAAAGTATGATGCTCAACAACTAGCTACTGTTCAGTGCCGAAATTACTATTTCAAAAGTCCTGAAGAGCTTGAAAATGGGTTTGACAGTGCTCAAACAGCGGCAGAAGAGTACCCAGAAGTATTAAAAGCAATTTTTGATTCAATTGGCATCGAATATGCGCCAGAAGTTGATAAAGCTGTGATGTTTGGGGTATCACAATATCAAGCACGCCATGGGGGTGAATTACCACATCCTTCAATCATTGCAGCTGCATTATCTGCTGGTTTAAGTGGTGCGAAACAAGCATCTGCTTTGCCTGCTGAGACCCTTAGCTATTACGATAGTATTAATGAATCTGGTTTTGATGATGTAAATCACCAGCATCATGAATCTGTAAGCATCGTTCCAGCAATTACAGTTGCTACTATCGCCAACGTTATCGCTTATGCAACACCTATCGTTGCTATGATTCCCAACTCTAATAGCTCAAATGAAGTACCGATTGTATCTATTCGCTTTATCACCAACCGTGATTTTGGTGCAATGAAGAAATCAGAATACTTAGATGGTGCAAATGCTTCTAAGCCTTATGTTGAAGGACGATTCCGTTTTGCATTGTCTAATGGTGGCGCAGGTACAACTTATACTGTGACTGCACGAACAGGTTATGAAGACTTCAAGGCTAAAACACCTGATGCCAAAGCGAGTTTATTGCCATTTATTGCGGGTAATGTATCTATTAAGATCAATGGTAAAGAAGTTGCGCATACTCGAAATCGCAGTAAATCAAAATTTTCAGGCAAGATTTCTGCTATTGCTGAGAAAGACGTAGTAGTAAACGGCGTTGAATATCGTGTAGTTGGTAGCGAAATTGACATTTCAGCTAGCAAAATTAGCGTGACATTAAATGAAGCATTACCAGTTGGTGCGAAAATTGAAGTTCATCTTGTGGCGGATTTTGATGCGCGTGATGGTAATGATAACTATCTATTAACCCCAGTAGGTGTTGATTTCGAACCTGAATATGAAACATTGATTGCGTCACCTATCATGGCACGGGTAACAGCTTCAACACTATTACAATCTCAGCTAACTAACGAACTTAAGCTTGGTTTTCTGGGTCAGGCTTTAGCAATTGTTCAAGGTAAAATCTTCTTAGAACAAACTGTACGTTTATTAGGTGAAGCAAAAGATTTAGCTGAATACTCCGCTCGTGAAGTTACTTTTGATGCTTCTCGTGGTGTGACTGGAAAATTAGCAGCTGCATTTAATACTTCAGGTGACTTGTTTGCGGAAGTAAATAAATTTATTGCAGCGGCCAAATTGGATATTAACCAACGTACTGGTGGCTCTACCGTAGCATTTGACTTATATGTTGGCGATACTGGGTCAGTATTCTTTAATCAACTGTCAAGCGACAAGATGCCAGTTAAAACCGGATACACTGCTGGTTACGGTCAAATTGTCCGTATTGGTACTCTTGCAGATGGTACTAACGTTTACCACGCACCGTCAGCACAAGAGCTTGTAGCTGAAGCAGATACAGCGTTTGATATGCTTTTAGTTGGTCGTGGTAATGAGCCAATTCGTGCGCCGTTCGTTGGCTTTATTCAAACGCCTCTTTCAGTTATTGAAACTCGACCAGATGCGCGTGAATCAGTACTTACTTTAATCGGTGCTCAAGCAGCCGAAATGAACCCGTTAGAACGATATGCTGATCAAAGCTATGTCATCCACTGTATCAATATGCCATCCCTCAAAAATTCGTAAGTAAAACAGATAAGGGCGCATTTAGATGCGCCTTTTTACCCTATTTATTGAAAGGAAAATCTCATGGCTGCAGCAACACAAAACACTGACGAAACTTTAGCTTCAACTGACGAACAAGCGACTACTAAACCAAAAAACACACGTAATAAAACCAATAAAACTACAGAAACACAGAATACCCAAGCTGGTGATGAAAAAGCTTCAGACCAAGGTGATTTGTTAAATAGCCAAGGTCCTGAAGACGGCGCATCTCAAGATGAAGGTAATAAACCTACTGATTTGAAAAATGGCGATTCAGATAATGAAGAGTCCAATACTCAAGAAAATGGAAATCCAACTGAAACATCGAATGATTCTGTCAAACCTTCAAATGATCTAGATTCAAATGGTGGTAAGTCTGGTGATGATGTGGGGACGGAATCGGATCATGTCCTTAAAGAAACTGATACTTCTAAAGTTAATACTCCCATTACGGATTTGTTAACAGTATCAGGTGGGAGTAGCGTGGATCCGCTAGTTATTAAAGTTACTAATAACGGATTTGCAACAGTTTTAGAACCGTTATCACGTGTTGCTATTGAGGCAGGTAAAACAGCAAGTATTACGTGTCATAACCAAACATTTAAACATCAAGTACTGGAAAACTTACGTCAGTTGAAGGGGCTTGGTAAGAATCTAACTGTTGAGTAACAAGATGACTATTTTCATTATTGATGGCACGAACCCAATTATGGATGCTGTTGGTGATCATCCTACTGAACGAAGTATTACACTTCAAAATAACGGTTTAAGTGACATTACCGAACCATTTACGCAAGTTTTGGTACAAGCTGGTCAAAAGGTCACATTCACTTTGATCGGTGACGAAGCTCATAAACAATTGCTAGATAACCTAGATCAAATTAATGGCTTGAAAGGTAATGTACTTCAAATTGTACCTACTGAGGCAGAAGAGCCTACAGAACCTGCTAGCGGATTATAAAATTTAGGAAATGAAAAACCACTTTCGAGTGGTTTTTTTTACATTGGAACTAGCCAGAAAATCAAAAATGCCAACGGCTCAAAATACTTAAAACAAATAGCCTTGGGCGTGTAATGTAATGAATATACTTGCTCTATCAAGTACAGGTGAGCTATCCCTTGTTGCAGGGGCCAGCCCATCACTAAAACTGGAATTTGATACTCACAGTTATCTTGCAAATACAGAAATCAATGTGGCCTTTTTTGCGAAAGTAACTAGCCCACGCGGTCCTGCAGATATTTCTATGCGTTTGGAAATCCGTGATGCGGTAACAGGTGATCAAATTGTTACTGTTCAGGGATTAGTAGATGGAGACATTGAAAATTCTGCTTCTATTGTCGCTGTAGCTGATGCGAAAGAATATTTTGAGCGTTTTGATTTATCGTTAGGTATTGATGCGTTACAAGCAATCCTCAAATCAAATGCTTATAACGAATCAAATAGCTTAGGTCGTGCTTCAAAAACATTGGCATTGGAAGATGAATCATTACCATCATTTAATCCAGATGAACTATATAAAATTCTGACGAGTCAATTAAGTACACCAGCATATCTGACTTTACCAAATCCTCATGATTTACCAATTTATGTTGCGGCACAACGTGCAGCTACAAAGTTACGTATTCCTTTGGATGCTGAAATCAACCCAACTTTTACAGCTGAGCAAGCAGCTCAATTTGCGACAAGCGTAGATGCACAATCACAGTTTGTTCAATTCATTTGGAGTCCGAACCTATGCCGTCCATCTGGTGCTGTCACACTAAGAGGGCGTAAGGTCCCAGCTTATTATTTGGGCCATTACATCGGCGATAAATTATTACGTAACGCAAAGTTAAATAAACAAGGCTTTGCGCCGTTAAAAAATGCAGTAGCTTGGAAAGATTATCCATTTACAGCAAAAAACTTAAGCCAGATGCCGAATATTGATCTTGAAGATGAACAGACTCAAGAAATGTTGGCTAAGGCTAAAGTAAATGTAGTTCGCCCAGTTAAGTTTGAAACTACATTATTTGTATTAAGTGATGTGCTTACGCAATACCAAAGCAAAAATAGTGCTTTGCGTTTAGTTCCGGCCGCGGAGATTTCAGCTCGAGTTACGAATAAATGTATCGAGATCCTACGGACTTATATGTTCCAAGCTACACCGGACTATATCAAAAAAGCTGGTGATGACATCCAAGAGTTTTTAGAAGGTGCTTCTAGTGAAACAACCGGTTGGTTGCAACCGGCTGAAGATCTAGGGGGTAAACCTTTTGAGTTCAGTTTAATACCTGACAAAGACTATCCATATGAGCGTGTACGGCTCTATTTAGCCCATGGAGTTGTTGGTACAACTCGTGCCGCAATTTTTGATGACGACGTTTTAGTTAAATAATTTTATTAAGGATCTATCAAGATGAATCCATTTGGACCCACTACTGAAAAACCATTAACTTTACGTGCTTTTGATTCAGCAGCGGAGAATATCTCTACCGTTGTAAGTAAGGTTTCAAGTACTGATCGAGAACAGCAATCTGTGATTGAACAAGTACGACAAATTGCTCTGAACATTCTATCCGATACGGTAGATACAATCAGTGAAGGTAAGCTTGAAGAAGGTGAACTGGGCGTTGATCATTTAGACGCATTAATTGTCGATGCATTAGATGGTGCAGATGATGAAGAAGGCATCTTTGAAAGCGCTTTAATGGCATCTCTGTCCGATGCTTTCCTAACATTCGGCGTTGACGCTTCTGATATTGAAGAGATCTTTAGTGATGATACAGAAGTTGCTGATGTGGCGTTAGAAGCAGCAGCCAATACAGTTCTTGCTAATATGCCAGACGATGGCCCAGAACTTGAAGAACTCGTTCGAGAGTTTATTTTCGGTGAAGCGGATGAAACTGAAGAAGGTTTCGATTCAATGGCTAAAAAAATTAAAGCTCGAAATGGAGCATTTAGCCAACGGAAAGTAAATGGACGAAAAGTTCATTACCGTGGAGTACTTGCGATTCGACAAGGTATTAAAACGGTTGTGAATAAGCGGTTACCTGGTCAAAAGGTTCGTTTAACTGCAGCACAAAAAGCTGGTATGAAAAAAGCTCGACTTCATGCTTTTACTGCGAATGCAATCAACAAGCGTTTACGTTCATTCAAAAAAGGTAAACGCTTAGGTATTTACTAATTACTCATAGGTAAGGTCATTTTTTGGCTTTACCTATAATCCATTTAATTAAGGAAATACTAATGAATACAACTCAAATCATAGGTGAAGCGCCTGGTATTCAATATCAGAAAAAAACTGATAAAACAGAAACAAAGACCAATCAATCATTAACTGACACAATTATTATTGGTCGTTTTATGCGTGGGCGTTTTGATGCACCGATGACAATACATAAGGGTAATATCCGTGGTGAACTAGGTTATGAACCAAATAACCCTGATTATCGTTGTGTCCAAGATGCACTAGATCGGGGTGTACCTTCAGTACAGGTTCTGCGAGTGCCGCCAAATATTGGATAAAAAGCAGATTTAAAAAGCTACCTTTTAGGGTGGCTTTTTTTATGGAACCAATCAAATTTTAAGTGGATATAACCTTTTAATCTTGAGGCATATTAAAGCTATTGAGCATCAGAAATATGCAACAATCTAATCCGATTTTACTAAATCAGCTTAAACAAGATTATATTGCTCTACAGCAACTTGGTTCACCCTTATTATCGTGTCAGGGTATGTTTGTTCCTCGTGGAATGGAAGACCTTCGCTTCTTATTTAAAAGTTGCCCACGGCCTATTGTAAGTAATGAAGATCCTGCAGAAGTTCAATATGCGGGAGGTTTTACAGGAATTGTTGCTGGGCCGCCGAAAACCCATTACACAGGTAATCTTCAAATCCTAGTAACTGAAGCAGGACATGATCAACTACTTGCTGAATATGTCGTAGCTAGTGGGGGCATCATCCATGGTGATTACTATGATGGCCGTTTAGGTAGTTTTACCCGTTCTTATGCACTTGAAAACTGCGCTATACGCTTTGAGTCAGCTGAATATGATTCTGATAGCCGATCTCAAGTTATGACTGTCTCTTGCCCAATTGACTATAACTACTTTGGTAGCTTTGCCAATATTGGTACCAACGGTAGTGTTCAACCTGGTAAAAAACAAATTGATGGTACAGCTGATCTTGTTAATCGAGTTCAGCAAGTGATCAATACTGCTCAACAGGCAACTAATCTTGCAAATGCAGTGCAAGGCGTTGGTCGTCAACTGGGCAATCTATTTGGTTGATGGCAATGAAGTTATTACCTGAATCAGAAGGGTATGCTGTAGTTGCTGGTTCTATCCAGCAACTATCAGAAGAGCTCTATAAAGAATATCAATTATCGGGCTATTCAATTTTGCTTGATGATATCGTAAGAGCATTTTTAGAAGAGGCTAAATACTATGCAGGTTGGGCGGTATTAGATTGTCAGACTAAAGCTTCTACAAGTATTGAACTGAATGAAACTATTGAACTTAGCGGCGATGAGTACGTAATCATTCAACCTGTAGTAAAAGCTCATTGTGATCTTTTGCAAGCGAGATTGGTTGAGTCGACTCGCGGGCTCGGTGTCGAAAGTTATGGATTATCTGTCTCGGAAGCTCAACAGATCTATAACGAAAAGAAAGACGCTTTACCTAAGCTTGCATTTTGTATGGCCCCTATAAGTTTTAACTTGGGGAACCGTTAATGCAAATCACCATTGTTTCTGCGGGTAAAATTATTCCGGCTTCTGAGCTCATTAGCGCAACTTTAAGAACTGATCTTGTACCTATTCCAGCATCCATTGAGTTTACAGTTCAATCAACCACTGAATTAGACTCCCTTTTAAAAGAAGGGGAACAACTTACTGTAAATGACATTTCTCATCCTTTTGAACTTATCAAAGTTACCCCTTTAAAAACTCAAACTATTAAACAAGATCGCCGTGTTGGTGGCATCTCTTGTATTGGTATTTTGGCTGGTTGTAAAAGACTTATCGAATACTCAAAGCAAGCAATTATTAGTAATGAAACTTCTTTTAATTCTGTAATTCGAGCTTGTGGGGCAACTATAAGTCTAGGCAATGATCTGCCTTTGCCTAAATTTGTTTGTTTAAAGGGGAGTATGCCTACACAGCGCTTGGCTCATTATCTTCAGCAAGAAGCGGCAGTAATTTGTTTTCAAGACAATAAGGTGTCAGCTCAAAAAATTGATTCTTTTTTCAAAAAGGTACCAGTTACAAAACTAGATCCTAGCAGTGTCGTTTGGATATCCAGTAAACCTTTGGAACTGATGCAAAAATCATCTTTCGTGACCGTGGAGAATAACGGTTCAACGGTTGTTGGTGATGACTCAATAACCCCAGGCCACACTGTTACGCAAAGAGCTGGTTTAGATGCCCGACAAGTTAAAAACTTGGAAAAGGTTTTGATCTTACGGGGAACCATAATCAGGCCGCTAAATTTGAATTGGAATGCGGGCGATATATTCGAAATAGATAGTAAGAAGTATGTCGTTTTAACAGCTGCACATCATATAGATACAGGCGCAATCGGGGGATCAATGGGGACTTCATCAAAGTTCTGGATTGCTAATTTGTAGGTCAAATATATGAATGGTTTTAAACGTGCAAAGATTTTAAGTTACAACGCAAAAGGTCGTACTGCACAAGTACACATTCATGGTTTAACTGATGGTGCGAGTGAAGGCATTGCAGCAACTTTTGCCTATCCAGTCGGTGATAGTGATTTAGATACAGAAATTCAAATAGTTGATGGTGAAGACGTCTATGTCTTCTTTGAAAATGGTAATGAAGAACGTCCAGTAATCCATAGTTATGTCAGTCACGGAGACGGCGCGATTGTAGGTGTGCGCCGTATTCGACAAGATAATATTGAATTTATCTCTAAAGAAAATTTAAAAGTAGATTCTGGCACAACCGTTTCGATCAAAACGCCGTTAATGAATGTACAAGCTAATACTCAACAAACTGGTAATAGCACATTAACGGGAAATAGCACTGTAATGGGTAATACTTCAGTAGCTGGCAATAGTTCTGTAGCGGGTAGTATGGCCGTTGGCACAACGCTTACGGTTGCTGGTGTGCCTATTGACCCTAACGCTATTGAAGGTGCATTTAAAGACGCTCTCGATAAGTTAGAAGGGCTTAAGGAGGAATTAAAAGAACAAGGGGAGAAGATTGAAAATAACGAACAAACTAATCAAGAAATTGAAGAAAAGGTAAAAGAAGTAGAAGATTTAATTGAAAACATTAAAGATTCTGATGCTTTTAAATTGCTTGAAGAAGGAATGAAACATTTTGATGAGGAAGTTCAAAAGATTCATGAACAAGTTAAAGAAGTTAATCAGATCGCTCAAAATAAAGTCGATGAAGTTCGTGCTTATATAGATCAAGAAATAAATAATACTAAATTAATTGTAGATCAACATAATAATGAGGCTAATCTACGATTGGATGAAGCCAATCAACGTATCGATCAGTCTATTCAAGCTAATGAAGCATTGGTTGCTGATGCTCAACAACGTGCAATTCGTGCTGAGAAAGAACTCGATGATAAAATCGGTTTTATTAAAAGTGAAACAGATTCAATCATTGCTGATGTAAGAAGTGATTCAAATGAAATTCGGTTAGTCGCAGAAAACGCAAAAAAAATTGCGGATCAAGAAGTTCTGGACCGTAAAAAACAAGCAGCTGACACACTAAATGTTATTGATCAAACTAAGGCCGCCTTAAAACAAGACATTGATCAAAACTTAGTTAAAGCTGGTCAAATGATTGATGACGCTAAATTAGCATTAGGTGAAGAAACTAATACACTCATTAATCAAAAAATTGAACCGGTTGTAACCCAAACTGAAGCTGCAGTTAAAAAAGTAGATCAAATTGCAGCTCAGTATATTGATCTTGATAAGAAAGTTGATTCTGGTTTTCTAGCTGAAGCTGAAGCACGTGCAAATGATAAAGAGGCTTTAACTCAAAGTTTTGAGCTTAAGTTTGCTGAAATGCAAAACGAATTCGGTAAGTCAAACGCTCTAATTTCAGAAGATATAAAAACTCTAGCAGCTCAAGATAAAGCGTTTACTGAGCAAATTAGCACCGCACAATCACAAATTGGTGACAACAAAACTGCTATTAACAAAGTCGAACGTACTGTAAGTGATTTGAATCAATCTATTGCTGAGAAAACCTCACAAATTGAATCTACTCTTAAAAACTCACAAGAACAAATAGAAGGTAATGCCGCAAACATCGAAAAAGTAGAATCTTCAGTGAAACTTGTTGATGAGAAGGTTGTTTCAGAAGCAAAAAAACTTGAAGATCTAAAAACTGACTTTAATTCGAATAAAACTAAAACAGAGTCGGATATAGCAACAATTACTCAATCAGTTTCTGATGGTGATAAAGCCTTATCTTTACGTATCGACCAAACGAAAGCAGCTTTGGAAGAAGCTGATCGGAAATCTAATGCAAATATTTTAGAAGTTACTGAGTCACTTACCGAGTTGGAACAGTCTACTGCTTCAAAATTTAGTGAACTTGATACAAGTATCTCTAAAGAAAACTTAAAGGTACAAGGGCAAATTACTGATGTTCAAAAAAGTGTTTCGACCTTAGAAAGTAATACAAATACAAGCATAAATGGCCTTTCATCATCACTTAAAACTACTGATGATCTTGCAAAACTGGCTTTTGATAATGCAGCAGAAGCGCAGCAAACAGGAACAACGGCGGTAAAAGCTACCGAAGCCCTTTCTCAAAATTTATTAAGTCTAAAATCTCAAACTCAAGTAACTTCTGGGGTACGTGCAGTCGTCACAACAAAAGGTATTGATGACTGGACACGTTGGCGTACCACTGCAGAAGCGAAAGTAATTCAAGATTCTGATGCACTAGGTGGTTATATTCTTGAGCTTGGGAATAATGCTGATAATGATGAAACATGGGTTCATTGGAATGAGTTTGTAAAGATTAACCCAGATACACTTTATCGGGTTCGTGCACGTTTCCGCCGTGTACTCGGTGAAAATGGATCTATTTATCTTGGTGTTGCATGTAAAAATGCAGACCAAAGTAAATACGTAACGACTACAAACACCCTTGCAGAAGATATGGGTTCTTCTAACTACTTATTGTCGGCCATTAAACCTAATTTAGGTGAGTGGCAAGAAGTAGTTCTATACATGAAGGGTAAGTCTACTGGGGCAGCAACTGGCTTAGGGACAATTGATAATCCGCGTACTTTCCCCGCGCAAGCTGAATTTTATGCCCCAATCTTTATTGCAAACTACAACTTCCAGACAGGAATTTGTCAGCTTAATTACATTATTGTTGAAGATAACAACTCATTAGCTTCAGCTAATGATGCAACTGCAACAGCAAATGATTTATTCAAAACAGCAACTAACAGAACAGAAGCTGAAGCTGAAAGGACCAGTAAGCTTGAAACAAGAATGCAGAATGCAGAAACAGGTATTCAGAGCAATGCTCAAGCTTTATTGAAAACAGCTACAAAGAGTGATCTCGAAAGTGCAATGGGCCGTGTATCGACTGATATAACAGCTGCTGTAGATAATTTAAAAATCGGTGGTGTTAATGCTGTTGCTAATTCAGAAGCTCCTAGAACATCGACAGCTACAACAAGTCGTGAATACTTAATGTATGAACGAAGCAAAGAGTTAAAAGTTTTTTATGACGAAAACTTAGATAAGCCGGTTACCATTTCATTTGAAGTGAGTGTACCTGTTGCCGGTTCGGTTCAGGTTTACTCATCTAATGGTTCTGCCCACTTTTTCACAACTTCAGTTACAGTACCTAAAGCAAATGAATTTCAAAAATTTGCAGTGACGGTTTTTCCTAAATTTAACACTGGCAGTTCAACTGAATCTACAATTGAGTTTTACGGTACATATGGCTCAGGCCGAATTCCAACAATTCAAAAATTACAGATCGAAGCCGGCAATAAACCTACAGCATGGAGCCCAAGCCCTCGGGATACGCAAAGCTCATTAAATGCTAATGCAGAAGCGATTAAGATCACTCAAGCGGAAGTTAAGAAGCACGGCGAAACATTGTCTTCTCAAAGTTTAGATATTTCTAAGCTTAGAAATGATCTAAATTTAACTAATAATGAAGTAAATAAAAAGGCTTCATCAGAAGCATTGGAAGCAACGAAATCAGATGTAACAGAACAAGCTGGACAGATTAAAGCAGTTACAGAGCAAGCAACAGCACTCTCTGCAAGTTTGAGTAGAGCCGCAGCTGCTGGTTCGAATTTGCTTATCCAGTCAAATGTTGTGGGTAAATATAACGGAACTTCATATCCTCATCTTTCATATAAGCTAGGCGAGGATTGGGAGGTAGGCGCAAAATACACTTTAATGTGGTGTGCCGAACATCAAAGAAATGGTGCGGATACAAACTCTAATTTGGCAGTTTATGCTGGGGGAGGTCAGCAAGCCTTACAATCCGTTGTTAATACAAATGGCAAAGTTATTAATAAAATAACCTTTGTTAAAAATAATCAAGTTATTGAAAAACGTGCTTTAAATTTTTACATGATTAACGGTCCTACTGCTGCTCAAGGTTCAGTCGGAACGGTTTATTGGGCAGTGCTTGTCAGGGGTGACTTAATCACTACTGAATCGTGGATCCCCAGTGCTTATGACTACAACGCTGCAGTAGACCAAGTTAATGCAAACTTTAATGATTTCAAACAAACATATGTGACTGAAAAGGAGGCACTAACAAAGAGAACATCAAGTCTTGAAACTGGACTTTCAAATGCTGAAAAAAATATCGATAACACCGCAAAAGCACTGCAGAACTATGCAACCACAGCAAAGTTAGACGAAGCTACAGCAAATCAAACTAATCAGCTTAATGCTCAAATTAAAAATGTTAAAGCATCTATTGAATCTGCTAATGATAGTGACTCATTACTGCCAGATTTTAATTTAAAAAACCCTGAAGATTGGATTAATTACTATAGTTATGATTTGAAAATCCACTTTAAAACAACTAATACAGGTAAAGTTGGCAATACTGTCTTTAGAAAAGATTCTTCGAATCAAGCAGGATGTTGGATATATAGCCGTAAAGCTTTACCGACAAATCGTTCATATAAAGTTAGCTTTTGGGTCCGCCGAAGTGCAGATTCTACAGGTGATTGCAGCATTACGGCTATGTATGGCAAAGCTGATGGTAGTTTTTCAAATGCTACAATCACTGCATCAGCGATTGCTTTAATTAGAATTCCAGCAAACGAAGAATGGGTATATATCGAACAGGTTGTAACTTTTAATACTCATCCACAAATGAAGTTAGGTTTTGCGCTTGGACACAATGGCAGTGGTGGTTGGTGGGAGTTACAAGCTTATCGGGTAAATAGCGTTTTCACAGACAAAGATGTAGACACATCACTTGTACGCGCTACACAACTACAAAATTATTCGACTACTGCTGACACAAATAAAGCAGTTGCCGCAGCTACAGATGCATTGGAAGCAAAATTTAAGCAGAAGTTCGGAAATTTATGGACAGATAGTTCAGCAACACTGGATAGCACCCGTTATACAAAAGCAGAAACAAATAAAGCTATAGCTGAAGAAAGTAAAATTCTAAAAGCAACAATCTCGTCAAGTGGTGGAGACAATTTAATCAAGAATGGTGATTTCTATGCGCCTTTTTCAATCTCTAACTGGCGTCAGAATGCTGTTGTTGAAGGTAATGTTCTAGAAGTTTTTAAGGATGCTTATGGCGCAAACTGGGGGAGATTCCGCTCTACGAATTCGTCTACATATTTTAAAGGTTTTATCGGGTCAATTACGATAGCTGATGGTTTAGAAATAAATCAAACCTATACGTTGTCACTTAAAGCCAAAGCTCTAACTGCAGCACAAAAAACTTTGCTATTAATCATCCATAGATATGATGGTAGCAGTAATAATCAGGTTGTTAATGAATGGAATATTGCAACAGATAAAGAAGTATTATGTACTTATACTTTTGATACAAATATCAATAACTTACAGTATATTAATATTATCCTATGTGCTCAAGTAGGGTATGCTCCTGATTTCTTAATTCGAGAAGTTCAATTAGAGAAAGGTGAGTTAGCAACAGGATTTAGAAAAAATCCTCGTGAAATTGAGAAAGGTTTAGAAGCTAACTCATTAGCAATTACAGGTACTAAAACAGATGTTCAGAAAAATTTAGAAAAGATCCAAGTACTAACTGAAAATTATACAACTCTGAAATCTACTGTTGATACGAATAAATTAACAGTTGATGGGAAGTTTCAGGAAATAAACTCTACAATTAGTGATAATCAACAAAATATAACCCAATCAATTAATAGCTTAGATTCTAATTACAAGCAGTTAAATCAAGATCTAGGACAAGTCTTTAATTACAGAGTTTATTCTTCAGGCTGGAATAATGATTTTACTGGAATCAAGAACTTAAAAGGTGAGACTATATCTGTAGCTTCTAACCGCGGCTTTTCTGTGCATGTTTTAGCAGCAGATGGCTCGATTGCAACTTCAACTCGATATGACACATATGGTGACCCTGCAAACGCCGTTGCCATGAGTAATGCTATTAATGAAATACCTAAAGATACTTTTGTGATAATCACAAATTATGATTACATTGCTATGAATTTAAACACAGTTAAAGCTGCGTTACTTTCATTAGGTGCAAATCAATTTACTCTTGATCAGATTACGGGAAGGGATGCATATATCCTAATTGGTCAGAAAGGAATAGGGGCTGGAAGAGGTATTGAGCTCCATGCAACTCCTGATTCTGGTCTGAATGGTGCAAAACAGATAATGGTTGCTGTTCAGGTCGTTAGTGGCATTCCTCTAGGTTTGGCAAATAACAGTGGAAACTTGCAAAAAGTTTTGGAAAATCATGCTCAAATTCTTCAACAAAAAATTACTCGATCTGATGCAAAAGAAGTATTTGCAGAAGAAATAAAATCCTTTTCAGCAAAACTAGATACTATTCAATACGCAGAAGACAATTGGATTTTATTAGGAGATGAAACCAAAACATTAAATGTTTCAACAGGCACAAATCAAACTTTTCCGGTCTGGGAACTACAATATAAAATTAAAGAACTACCAATCGCTAAAGGTGATCCTGTAGTTATACGAATCAAATATAATGCTTCGGCAGGTCTAATTGGTGCAGTTTGTACCATCCAATTTCACGGCGCGGTATATGGGCTTGGTTTACCATTATTTACTGTTCAAGCAAGTGGAGAATTAGAATTAACGGGGATTTTTCCAAGTGATGTAAAAGCTACGAATTTTGAATTTGTTCCTCTGGGTTTAAGATTTGATAATGCTCCTTCAGCGGGCACATTTTCAGTTTCGAATATTTTCATTAGCCGAGGAAATTCTGCTCCTAATTTCAAAGGAGGATTTAAAACTACTCTTAAACAAAATGCGAAATTTGTGGAAGATACATTTATCAATGCTGATGTTAACAAAGGTGTTATTGCACAACAAATTCAGCAATATGACGCTTCTGTACCAGGTGGACTTTCAACGGTATTAAAAACTACTAAAGCAGCAGCGGATCAAACATCAAAAGATTTAATTAATCTTCGTAATAATGATATTACTCAGCTCCAAACAAGCACCGACAATCTGGGTTCAGCATTAGAAAATACAACTAAGCTTGCAATGATGATTACTAACGGTAAGTTGCTTTACGGTGATGTAAATTTCAAGAAAGGAATGAACAACGTCGGCACTTATAACAATCTAGGCAATGGTACAGTTAGTGTTACTCGTGAAGCTAAAAGTGCTGACAATCCGACAACTTCAACTCATGAGCTTAGAATCGTTACGACTGGTTCAGCAAGCCCGAATTTCGGCGGTTTTCATCAACAGTTTTTCACACGTTCAAATGCTATTTTTATCATTAAATACCTGATTAAATTACCTATCGGCTACAAGTTATATCCTGCAGCAAATTTAATGGGCGATGGATCAGTAGATAAATTCATTGGAAGCACTGACGGGACGGGGAGATTTGAAGTTTATGTTCGTATGGTTAAATCCGGTGCCACCGGAAGATTCGATACTTCTGGATTCGTACATGTAGCGGGTGGACCAGCCCCAACACCTGAAAGCCCTCTAATTTGGACTTTAGCTCAAATTGAATGTTATGACGTAACTGACTATGCATCTGCAGATCCTAATTTACAAGATTTCGTTTCCACAGCTAACGAGTCATTAGGGACATTAACTAATTTTAAGGAGACATGGGCAAGTAAGCTTACTGAAATGTCTTCTAAATTGGATAGAACTAATAGTGCATATATTCTTAATTCTGACCTCACAAATACAAATATTGAAAGAGCAATTGCTGCATCGTCAAATCAGTTAAAGTCGGAATATATTGATCCATTACAGAAAAATACTGAAAGCTTAAAAGAAAATATTTTAACGAATGTTGACTTATCAGGTTTGAATCCAGATATTTACTATCCTGTTATTTTCCAACTGGATATTGGAAAGCAAAAATATAATTTTAAGGTGTTTGCTACTTTAGGTGGTCAATACAATAGTAATGTAATTTGGTCTACGCATGGCTCTCGAACTTTCGGTTTAAACTGCGAGTGGAGTGTTACCGCCAATGGATGGGGTACTCAGGCTGATAATAGAATTATTGAAAAATTCTCGTATAGCTGGACTCCACAATCACCATTAATAAATATCAGGCAAATGTCTAATGCTTCTATTGAAGTCGTCTTTTTACGGGGTGGGGCGAGATATGATATTTCACACTATAAAACGATTACACCACTTATTAAAACTGAGTCTTTCACAGCTTTGGGACAATCTATTGAACCAATTCAATATAATTCGTCACTTGTACCAGTACCAATTTTTGCAGAAATTGTAAAAGCTCAAGACACAGCTGCTGCAGCATCTAGAACAGTTGCTGACATACAAAGAGATTATGTGACTTCTTCAAAATTGAATGAGGCAGTTGCTTCATCCAATGAACGATTATCAGCCCTCTATTCAGCAAATAGCCAAACCATTATGGCGTCTGCTTTGCAAACTTTTGAGAAAGATTGGATTAACAGAACGCCTAGCGGCTCAAGAATAGGTATGCGTTTAATTGAAGATCAAACATGTCGGGGTGGTTATGCATTACGAATGGGAGATAATTCTGGCAACGATGAAATCTGGCTAAACTGGTTCTCTACCTTACCAATTGATGATAATAAGATGTACCGGATTAAATACCGCTACAGAAGGGTGTCAGGTGCTGGTGTCGTTTATGTGGGGGCCACCTGTTTTAATGCCGCAAAATCTGCATTTATTACAGATACGAATTACATAAATGGAGATATTGGCTCAAGTCATTATGTGGTTGGAGGCGCTGCACCTGCATTGGGTTCTTGGGTTACTGGTGTTGCGTATTTCAAGGGTAGGTCTGCTGGTGCAAGTAGTGGTGCTGGAACACTTACTAATCCAAAAACATTCGCAAATAAAGCAGCTTTCTTTACTCCTGTTTTTATCGGTAATTATGCAGCTCAAGCAGGCGAAGTAGATCTAGATTACATTGATATTGAAGATGCAGACAATATTGCTGAATTTGAGAGTTTTAAAACTACATATACCACGGATGTAGGAGCTTACGCTGGTTCACTTCAAACTCTCACTTCAGTATATGGGCCAAATGCAATTAATCTTAAGTCTCAAGTTGATTTGATCAACGGGATGAAAGGTAAATACGTAATGGGAATGGATAACAACGGTGTTTTCTCTGGTTTATCCATGGTAAGTGAACAAAATAATGGAACTGTCCAAACTTCTATAGGTTTCCAAGCTGATAGAATTTTTTTCACAACAGGTACTTCTTCTACTAAATACATGCCGTTCATAGTCCAAGACAATCAAGTCATTATGAATAGTGATGTATTTATTAAAAATCTTAATGCGGATGTAATTACTGTAGGAAAATTAAATGTAGATCGAATTGGAGACCTTTCACTTGATTCTATTAAAATTAAAAATGGGGCCGTGAGTGATTCATTTTACTCAAGTATAGAAGGGCCACATGGAAATAATCCTGGTTTCACTGGTAACCCATCTGGTACTTTATGTCCTGATATTCAATTGGGGACAATTAGCGTTCCAGTAAAGACGGGATATACAACGGTTGTATTCGCATATTGTGACACTACAGTGAATAGTTCTAACTACAGTGGATATAATTTTGGTAGTGTACTCGCAAAAATTCGTATTACCGCTTCAGGTCATCAATATTTAACTCCTTTAAATTTGACTGAATATCGTGTCGGTTCAAATACATTTGGTGTTAATGGTGCAAGTACAGGTAGTGTCCAATTTTTTTCATTACCTGTCGGAACAGCGGATGGAACTGTAGCGATTAACTTTGCCTTATTAACTAGTACTCTAATTAAGAATTATTTTTGTGATGCTATTACTGTCTATGCAGTAATTCTTAAAAAGTGAGTTAACAATGGACACATTCTTGTATATTGATCAGTCAGGGAAAATTCTTGGTAAATGTGCTGGTGAAATCGAATATGCAGAAATAAATAGGCCAGCCGGTTCTACTTTAATCAAAGTAGGACTAAATCAAGAGAGTATTAGTAAAAATACTCATTTTTATGATTTTGTAGAGAAATGTTTTATTCCTCTTCCTCCCAAAACTACATTGCATTCTGAGTTCAATTACTTCAAAAAAAAATGGGTTGATACAATTTCTTTAGAAATGCACCAAGACAGAAAGTGGAGTGAGATAAAACTTAAAAGAGACGAATTTGAATTTTCTGGGTTTGAATATGATGGTCATATTTATGATTCAGATGCAATTTCTCAAATGCGTATTGTTACTGCAGCTATGGTAGGAATACCAGTTGTTTGGACATTACAAGATAATACTTCTGTATCTTTATCGCCTATACAGCTCAATGAACTACGCATAGCTTTGGCAAAACATGTTGAAAGTATCCACGAGCGAGGAAGAATAGCTCGAGATAAGATATATACAGCATCCTCTATTGAAGAGCTTGATTTGATTGACTTATGAGATGGTTAATACAAAAAAGCGCTCTAATGAGCGCTTTTTTAATTCTAAGCTGGCTGGTCTACCACCATAGGCGTGTCATCAACAAGTTCATAATGGACTGCTACAGCACCTGTTTCTAGATCCCAACCCAAATTCAATGTTTTAAATGCAGGTCGATTGTTATAACGTTGAGCATTAATAATGTCTTTCGTTTTTTGAGCTAATTCAATATCTAAATCAGTGAAGACTTTTACATCAGCCATGAGCGAATCCTCTGAACAGTAAAATAAGTTTGTTCAGATAGAATTGCATGCTGGATATTTATTAAATCTGTTTGGTTCCAATTCACTTTGGAACCCATCTAAAAGTAAAAAAATAGCAGCCTTCAAAATACATAATTATTTAGGTATTTTGGCTTCGTTATGTCTTCTCGGTTCTTATCGTTGTTACTCGGTGAAAATGTTAATTCATATGATCAGCAATTCGATACGTCTAATCAGGATGCAACAGCACAGCTATATGAAACTATGGCTCCGTTTTCACTTGGGACTAACCAAACCAAAGCCAATAAGAAGCGTACTCGGAAAGAAATTCTTACTAAATGGGAGAGAATGTTACGCTTTGCACCTATTGCAGAGGGTATGGGTATACATGTTTCTGCAGCCTTAGGCGGAGATTCTTATAGCGGTCAACAAGTATTTATTACTCCAGCAGAACGTTTGAAAAAGGCCAGTGGACCAGCAGCTGAAAAACTAAAAAAACAACTGGATGAGCGCCGTGTAAAAATGGAAAAGCTTATCAATAAGTATTTAAGCAAACTTGCCCGAGATGCTATTTCTTTCGGTGATTCCTATGCACGTATTTATGGGAAAAAAGATAAAGGTGTAATTGACCTCGTATGTAATGAGTATACATATCCGCCATTAATACAGCCTTTCGAACAAGGCAGTAAGACTGTCGCCTTTTTTTGTTTAGATCCTCGCAATTGGCAAAAAACTATTACCAAGCTGAATACTATTCAAATGGTACGTTTCAAAATGCCCCGTATGAGCAATATTGCTCAATATGAGCTTGTTGAAACTGGACTTGTCACGAAAATGTTGGAGGGTGATGATCCAGATGAGCTACCAATCTTACCCGCGCATTTAGGCGGCTCATTTCTTTATGAGATTGAAGATATTTATGATGATGTAATCCTCGCTTTGGCATCTATGAATAGCCAGCAAATCGCAGATACCGTAAATCAGATGTTCTTGACAGTAAATATGTCAGGAATGCCGCCAGCCCAACGTCAAGCCTATATCCGTGGTTTAGAAGGTTTACTGAAAAATCATGAGGCTTATGTCCGTGATGCTTTATCAGGTGGTGAAGCAGTCTGGAATACTGCTTTTCACATGCTTCCGGTATTTGATGAAAAACAAGTTCTAAATCCAGTAGGTGATATCAAGAATCAACGAAGCTCACCTATTAATATTGAACAATTCATGATTAATGTCCGTTTGCTGATGGGCGGAATTGGTCTAGATCCAAGCATGGTTGGTTGGGCTGATATGTTAACTGGCGGTATTGGAGAAGGTGGAGCATTCCATACTTCTGCACAAATCATGCGTAGGTCACAAGACATTCGAACAGCAGCTTCCGAAGGGATTAATCAAATTCTTCATTTGGATTGGGGTTTTGCTTACAACGAACAATTTGAGCCTGAAGATTACCCTTGGCAAGTTGAATATTATTCAAACCAAACTGCAGCAGCTACAGAAGAAATCAACAATGCTCAATCAAGAATGAATACAACATTACTTAAAACACAAGTAATCGCGTCATTGAAAGAATCAAATTTAGATGTAGATATTATGGCGTACATTCTTGAGCGCGATACAGGTATGAAATATGAGGAAGCATTAACGTTAGCTGAAAGTATTGCTAAAAGCCGTAAATTTCCAGAGGATGAAGAATAATGGCTTTTTTTGAATACGAAACACAGAATAAAACTATAAATAACAGTTTGGGAAACGTTTTAAATCCGTTTAAAGAACGTTTTGCTAAGAATCCTGTCTTGTGGTCTGGTCTAACTGTTGATCGAGCTGTTTCACATTATCAGGAACTTTACGCATTAGGGACACTTTCAGCGGCCCATTTTGGAATTGAAATTCGCCCGTACCGTGCAAACAGTAAAATTGCTCAAGCAAATATTCCAATTTTTGATCCTTCAAACAAAGTTGCTTGGTTAGCCAATAATGTAGATGTATCACTACTAGATGCCCAAACCGATGCAGTGCATGTGGGGCATTTTCAACTCAACCATGTAACTGGTAATGCTTCAAATGAGTTGAACATTTCATTTATTGAGACTAAAGAAGCAGCTATTGCGAATAGTGCTAAAGCTATAAAAGAAATAATGTTTAATAAAGATGGTACTCAGTCTCCACCAATTGAATACTTAATGAGATTAAAAATATATGCTTTTGATAAAGCTGCAAGAAATCAGAACCAATTTGAAATTGAGCATCTAGTTTCACTTCAAGCAGGCAATTTGCCCCTTGATGCCTCTAATAAAGCACATGCCATTGTTACTTTAAATTTCATCAAAATGTTTCCCAACTTAAAATAAGCTATGGAACTCATTGCCTTTATAGATTCACCTAATTGAGAAAATATCCTCAAACTAAAATGAGGATAACTCCGTGAGTGTTAAATCAATTTTCATTCAAACACACGCACCACATCAAAGCCGATTAGTACATGGTTTTGACTCTATGGTGAATAGTGGTGCTTGTTCAATTGGGTTTATTAAGGGTGATTACCGTCAAATTAATGCTTTAGTCACTGAAGATTACACGGAAAATGATTTCTGGCGTGTTGTAAATTTAAAAGGTAAAAAGGGTGGGATAGATGCGTTTGATTCTGTTGCGGTATTAGGCGCTATCGATGACCAGCATGCAGCTGATTTAGCGATACTGCAATTTGGCCGAATGTTTGATGCTTGTGTTACAGATGTTATTGAAACAAATCAATTTGGACTTAAGCGCCATTTATCTTCACAACAATTTAATTTGACGGGTTCAAAACCGATTCAAAGATGGCAACTAGAACAATTACAAAATGTTGTCGCAGCTGAAAAACCTGAATGGGATGGAATCAATTTAATTTCTCATGAGGGTGATACTTCTAAGTTGTTATTAGATATGCAACGAAATGATGATCACAGCCAATTATTAAGTAAATTTGATGGGTTACCTACGCTTTTATCTAGTCTAGGCGTAGAAGAAGCGCATTATGACTCTATTATCGTTGATTACCAGCATTTAGAGCAGCTATCTGCAATTTTGCATCACTCTATGGATCAGTTTTCAAAAACTGGCGTCAAAATCGTTAACGTTACGGAAAGTAAGCCCTTTAAGCATAAAAAAGTCCTTCAAATTGCTCTTACTTATGATTTTGATGATGGTCAAAACTTCACAATCCTTTTTCATAAGCCAGATCGATTATCAAAAAAAATTAGTCCAGCAGATGCATTAATTTCATGGAAGATTTTAATGAACAATCGGGATATTACGGCTGCAATTCAGCCTAATCAGGGAGAAGGAATATCAATTCCAGTTCTCGCTGGTCGAATTATGAAGTTGATTAACCAAAATAGTAATCGTTTTAAGCGGTTACAATCTAAAAAAGCAGAAAAGGCCAAGGCTTTAGCAGATGCTGAACTACGTCTCGAGCAAAAACAAAGTCAATTAAATTCTTTAAGTGTAGAAATTTCCAATTTATTAAATGAATTGGATCAGTTGCAAAATACATTGTTAACCAAGCAATCTGAGGAAAATGAAGTAATCATTAAAGAGAATAGTCTCGATAATGAGTTACCAGATAGTATTTCTGATGAAGAAGCCGAACGTTTAAAAGCCGACTTAAAGCGTTTAAATGCTGATCCTGAATGGGCAGGTGAAGATGGTTTACGTTACCAAGCATTCTTTGAACGTATCAATAAGGCTCTAGAGGGGGATTCTGATGCAGTAGTTTGGGCACGTGAATGGATTTCTGATCTAGATGACCAGGCTTTGGCTCAACAGCAAGCAGAATTAGAAGCAAAAAAACTTATTGATGCCGAAAATGAAGCTAAACAAAAAAGAGATGAAGAAGTATTAGCAGCACGTACAGCTGGTATAGCTGAAAACAAAATGATGCAAGCATGGTTAGAAACTTTGGAAAATCCTGAAGATTCTAACAACATAGACTTTATGGCTTGGGTTTCAGATCGCCGTGGTGAATTCTTAAAAAACTGGAATGGTGCCGAAGGTTCACCAGAATATTTAACAGCATTTTATGAATATTCAAGAGCATGGGCAGATGAACATTTAACGGATCGCCTCAGAAATAAAGAGCCAGCCCAAAATTCAGATAATGAAGAATTTAAAGAACTAAATGCTTCGACAGAAGTTGAAGATCTTCAGCCTAGTACGACAAATGATGAAGGTAATCAACTTTACCGTTCAGTAATTGAAGGGCAGGTTAAAGTTAATCTTGAGTTATTAGAGCAAATTCGAGATGAAGCAGAAAAAGACTTAAATGATCCACTTCTTATTCCAGCGGTGACAGAGCTCTTGAATCAAGTACAAAAAATGGAAGCGGAGAATATCTAATGACAACATTAAATCTAATTTCTACTCAAGATATTGCTAAAAATCCATTAGTTGTAATTGATCAAATGATCAGCTTCTTTAAACCTAAACAGCCCTTCACTGGGCTTTTGAAGGGTAGAACTAATAATGTGAAAACAGCCAAAGGACAAAAGATTTCTACTGTATTCGCTTTAGTTGATATTGATCAAGTCATTGCATCTCATACAGCAACTGGTGCGGAAAACCCTAATTATCCGCAAGAATTGCAGCCACGAGATCGTAGTCGTGAATCCTCACAAGCATGGGTACAGAAAACTGCTAATGATTTAGATCCCGAAAGCCTAGGCCGCTCAGGTCGTGCAGATACGGGAGCACCGATTACTGGTGATGATTTAGTGGTTGAATCAGGAAATGGCCGAACAATGGCAATCAAGCTTGCCTATGATCGCGGTTCCGCAGATGAGTATAAACAATGGTTGATTGATGAAGCTGATTACTTTGGCTTTAGTAGTGAGCAGGTCCAAGCAATAGCTCAACCGATTTTGATACGTATTCGTACAACCGAGATTGATAGAGCTCAATTTGCAATAGATGCTAACCAAGATGATAAGTTGTCTTTTACAGCAACTGAACGTGCTAAAGCTGATGCTAAACGTTTAGATGAGAATTTACTGGCACTTTTTAATCCGAGTGAAGATGGCGATTTATTAGCAGTAAGTAATCAAAAGTTTATTCAAGGTTTTTTAAGTAAATTAGGTGATACAGAAGCTGCCCAGTACACAACGAAAGATAAAAAACCAACACAAGCACTGATAAACAGAATCAAGGCCGCAATTTTTAGTAAAGCGTACAATGATGATCGTTTGCTAGAAATGATGGCTGATCATACAAAACCAGATCTTCAAAATATGCTTAATGCGCTTGGTGTTGCTGCCCCTAAATTTATTGAAGCGCAAGCCATAAGTCGTGGAAATGTTCAAGATATATCAGATCAAATCGTTGATGGAATGGAGCAAGCCATTGATCAACGTGTTGCTAATGCAATTATTGATGCAGCAAATACAATTTTATCTGCAAAGCAAAATGATCAAGATATTGTTGAGTTTGTAAAGCAGCAAGGGCTTTTTGAGGATCTAGGAGAAGGTGTTGCTGAGCTCGCCGTATTTCTCGCCAAGAATAGCCGCAGTTCAAAAAAAATGAGTATGTTATTTAAAGCATTAGCTGAATTTGCAGAGAAACAGGCTTTAGATAGTAGTAATGTAGGCTTGTTTGGTGAACCTGAACCAGTAAGTGTAAAAGATGCTATCCAATATGCACAACAAGTGCTTGGTGATGATTTCATTAGTGTGCAAATGTACGATTCATTATTCTCTAATGCATGTAATTATTTAAAATTAATAGATTATGTATCTAAGGATCCTCTTTTTGTTATTAAATCATTGATTATAAACATTAAAAAATATAAGTTTTAATTTTTAACATTGGTATTAGAACATTTAATTAATCTATTGTTGACTAATAAATGTTCTAATATGTTTTTTGGGAATAATTTAGGAATAAAAAACTATAGAAAAGTAAAAAAATAGTGTATAAAGTTAAGTAAAATATTTTGGAGCCGCTTTATGGCTATAGCTGAAGAATTACATGTTAAAAGTTTAATCCAACCATATTCTAATTCTATTATTCAGGCTATTAAGGAGGCGTGGTCATTGTGGCTGCAAAGTCCTTTTTTTGGAAAATGGAGTTCACGCGGACGTGCCACATTCGTTTGGGAAACTGTAATTAATTTACTCAAAGAAAAATTTATGGGACGTAGTGACGTTTTTATTATAGATAAAGGTGTTACGGTACTTTTTGTAATTCAACAGCAAGTTGTTTTTCGTTTTAAATTGGCAGATAGGACTGGAAGAAGTAAAAACGTTCAAACAGATTCGGCTAAAAGCTTTCATGATCCTGAACTCAATTATAATTTATTAGCTGAAGCTGATATAGCTAGTAATATTCCACGTATTGAAGTTATCTATACTTTAAATAAGTCTGCTACTCAAATCGATAATATCAAAATGATTGCTAGAGATAAAAATTCCGTTGCTTGGAATGTAAGTTTAATTGATAGCCAAACATCATTCGTTGAATTTGACGAAAGCAAAGATACAAGTGACTTTGATACTGTTAAGGATAATCAAACAAAACGTCGTTTCAAAGGGAAATCCACTGGCGGTGGATTTAAAAAAGCAGAAGGTGAATCGTGAGTAATTTGACCTTTAATCCTGAGTTATTAAGGATAGTAAGGCAGTTTAGAGGGTTTGGACAAACAGCTCTTGCTAAAATGGCTTCTTTGTCTCAGGGAACTCTGTCAAAAATTGAAGCAGGATTGTTAGAGCCTAATGAGGAAATGGTTTCAAATCTTGCCAAAGTTTTAAACTTTCCCGTTTCAATATTTTATGAGACCTATAAGCCATTTGGTTTACCGTTAAGTGTTCATCCCATGTACAGGAAGAACTCTTCAATCGGTAAAAGGGCTATTGAACAACTTGAAGCTGAACTTAATATTCGATTATTTAACTCTATGAAGTTAGTTAAAGCTATTGAGTTTGAGGAGGATTTACCACTTCCTTTTTTAAGTTTAGATATATATGAAACTCCTGAAAAAGTTGCTGAATTGCTCAGAAGAACTTGGTTAATTCCTAATGGCCCATTAAAGAATTTAACCGATTATGTTGAGAGGGCAGGGTGTCTCGTATTTCATTGCGATTTCTCTCAAGAAGGTGTGTCTGGTGTAACAATAAAAGTACCTGGTTTAAACCCTTGTATTTTTATTGATAAAAATATGCCCTCAGATAGACAACGTTTCACACTGGCGCATGAGTTAGGTCATGCAATTATGCATAAACTCCCTTCAGAAAATATGGAGGATGAGGCTAACCGTTTTGCAAGTGCTCTTTTGATGCCTTCAAAAGATATTAGACCATATCTTACTGGGAAAATTACTTTAGAAAAGCTCGCTACCTTAAAGTTGGTTTGGAAAGTTTCTATGAATGCTCTTCTTAAAACAGCAGAACGAGAAGGCTTATTAACACCATCCCAGAAAAAGTATCTATGGATACAAATGACTAAGAATGGTTATAGGACTAAGGAACCTGTAGAGTTGGATTTTCCTAAAGAAAAGGCTGTAACTATAGATCAAATTTTTGAATACTATAGAGAAGACTTAGGTTACTCAATTGATGAGTTATCTAATTTATTGCAAACACCAAAAGAAGACATTGATTCACTCTACTCATTAAATATAGTTAAGAAAAAACCAAATATACGAATTTTAGAATAAGATAGGCCCTCCATTAGGAGGGTTTCCTTTTTTAATAAAAAAACTTTTCTTTTTAAAAAAAATAGTCATAATAAATCTATGCTTCCACACTAAGCTTGTCACTCCAACCGTATTACGGAGCGAACATTCCTTAAGTAATGATGTGTACGTATATATGATTTACAACATTAGTGTAGATCTAGATTTTTGGAGTGGTCTAATTTTTATCTACACAGATGGATCGTATAATCATGTCTGATAAGAACTTCGTATTTCCTTCAGGATTGACCAGTCAACGTGCTAGAGCTTTAGCTAAAGAAGCAAAAAAACTAAATGGTACGCAACTTTCATGTGAGCTGGATTTAATATCTAAAAAAGAATGTCAACTCCCATGGCATAAAGCAGTTGCTAAGTTTACTAATGAAGATATCTCAATTCTACATTTGAAAGTAGAAGATATTTTGAAAAAAAACCCATTATTGGGTTATTGTGGATTCTATTCTCCATTAATATTTTCAGATCGTTATTATCAACGTCAATATAGAATGTCTAAAATAGAGTATGAACAGCATTTTATTGAAGGCCGAATTTTAAGTACAGACTGGTTAAAACAAATAGAATATGCTCAGCACTTTATGTCATATTTTGGAAAAAATAAGAATATAAATAATAATATGTTAGGTTCTTATGGGTTAAAACATATGTGTGAGGATTACTATGGAGAAATATGTGGTCAGCATACTTATATATCTAATGGTGCATTAATCATAGGTGCTATTTTAAATAATTTCAATTTTGAGCAATATAGTGAATATCATATTAACTGTAGTTTTAATATTAGTAAAAAAAGTGAATTTTACCAATGGTATAAAATGTGGAAATATGGCTACAGGCCAAGTCAGTATCTAAAGTTTAAGATATTGGACCAAAAATATAGATCTAATAGCTAAAGCTTTAGTTAAAAAGACATGAATTAAAAAAGTAATCGATAAATCAAGGGAAATCGTTTAACTGTTCGTAAGGTGCTTAACAAATGAAAACCAGCTAACTAGCTGGTTTTCTTAATTTGGGGAGTTCTGGTGGAACATCTTAAAATAATTATATGCCCTTATCCTCTGATAGGTTCATAGGGAAACCTCTTTAAAACTTTACCTAATTCAAGTACCTCATCTTTATGTAAAAAATCCCATAGTTGATTGAATTTCTCCCGAAGTTGTACGACATTTACAGGTGTATGATGTGAAGTGTATTGATGTACTGCAACAGCACCACTTTCCTGAATTGAAATCCAGAAGTTTTTAGGGCCATTTGGAGATTGATACTTTAACTTTTCACCTACTTGTTGAGCAATTTCATAAGCCAGAGGGTTTTCTAATGCTGGATAACGTGATGAAACTCGATCTAAAAGATTTTCAAGCCGTTGTAAAGGATCTGATTCCACTTTTTCAACAACATTGATTGATTCTAAGTATTGTTTAGCTTCTTCAAAATGTATTGATAAAAGTTGGCTGTACTTAGCTATGCCAAAATGTCTGTTATGTCGTACCCACATAGATGCCCGTTGGCTGCGGTTTTTACCAGCACGGCGGTCAACTATCTCATGTAGTGCATGCTGCTGCTCAGGGGTAATCGTAAGACGTTTGTTTATTGCCTGTCCTTTTGTCCAGTAATCCCAAAGCACATCATCACATTCTTGTTGATACATGATGACTGTTTCGCGAAGTTCAGGCCGGACTTTGTTGGCGTGGATTGAGTAAAGCCATGCAGCTAATTTTCGGACAGGTAAGCAAGTCATTAAGCGACTTTTCCCATCATTGGCAACTGTGGTGATTTCCACCATAGTTGCACTGAAACGATCTTTTAATTTAACAAACTGGCTTTTCCAATCTAGCCCCATAGCTTCAACGATAGGTTTCATTGGTGTATAAGGCTGCCCATGATGTTCAATAATCATAAGTTCTGCATCATGAAATGGTACAACTTGTGGTATGTATGATAAATTAGACACATCAATATCCTTTCGTGGTTGTTGATAGAAGCCCTTGCATTTGGTTGGTAGCCTGCAAGGGCTTTGTTGTTTCAGGTTTAGAGCCTGTTGTGAATAACTATATATAGTGTATTTAAATAATGCAATATTAAAATAAATTAAAATATAAAAAGAATGCAATCTTATTGTGTTATGATTAATTATCTTTTTTAGAGAATTGAGATGATTAAGAATAATATTATTGCCTTACGAGATAAGGCCGGCATGACGGCGTATCAGTTAGCGAAACAATGCGGATTTATTTCAAATAACCATGTACTGGGAAAGAAGATAAGTGACGCAGAAAAAGGAAAAAATATCACAATTGAAACGGCTTTTTTAATCTACACTGAACTCAAAAAAGCTGGTGTATGCGAGAAGTTTGAAGATGTCTTTTGGCTTGAATGTGATGATAAAGATATCGAAAACTAAAAATATTTTTTGTAGAGTTGGAACTAACTAATTTTTAAACTTTCATATTTGTAAATAATGGTCCTATTCAATGAGTAGGGCTTTTTTATGTCCAAAGCTTTAGCTTATGCACCAGCTGTAAATACAGCAAAAACTAATTTACCAAGTAATGAATCAGATCCATTCTATGGTTCTATTTCAAAGCACAAATACGCAGAGTTTTCTCTATGTGACAAAGAGGGGAATCCTATTGCTGGCTCGCCAGTGATTAGAGCCTTATTAACGGACGGTGATAAAAGCATTGAGAGCCAATGGCAAACTCCATTTGAGAATAGTAATCCTGAGCTAAAAATGCCTATGCTCATGGCAGGCTTACAATCAGGTCAGCTATCACAAGTCGCTGAACAGATGCAAAGTAATCCTATAGCTCAAGTTTTATCAAAACTTGGGGTTCAAGATGCTATGCAGAGCGTTGAAGGGCGTACCAATCTAACTAAAGTGAATACAACTCAAGTATTCCTATCTACTTCTTCAGTACGGCTCAACCTTTCTATTTTCTTCCTTGCCTTTAGTGATGCGAAAACAGAAGTTGAAGACAGGATCATGCAATTAGAGGCTTGGAGTCTTCCAGTTTCTTTATCTTCTGATTCTACACTTCAGAATGTGGTTAATGACTCAAACTCAACTTTAGAAGGGTTGTTTTCAGGTGTAATCCCACCCTTTGTGTCTCTGACAACTCACGGCAAAACTTATAAACCTTTCATTATTGAAAGTGTTTCTGCACCAATTGTTGCGCCAATTGATGAGAAAGGTAACCGGTTAAGTTTGGCCGTGAATATAAGTTTGATGAGTCGAACTGCATGGGATTCAAAAGACATTTATTCATTGTATGGAGGCAACTAATGATTACTTTTGATCCAGTGTATGTAGGCGATAATACTTTTCAAATGCAAGAATTGAGTTTTGAGCAGTGTCTTAAAATTTCAATCATTGCACCAAATTTTAATGAAAAAAGACTTACAGCTTTTCTTAAGTCAGCTTTAGACAGTGTAGATCCTTTACTTTTAACAATTCAGGAACGGTATCTGCTTCTGCTTAAGTATCTTGAAAAACAAAGTAATACCATGTTGGAAGTGAATACAGACTGGTCCAAAGTTTTCCTTCAATCAGAAAATAATTGGAAAACAGAAATTACTCAAAATGGAGTTACGGTTAGACAGCTTATTGGAATGGAAGCGGAGTTCTTAGAGGCAAATTGCAAGAATGTCGCTGAATGGATTGCCTGCATGATGGCATTTCAATTGAGCTATTCAAATCATGAACATTTAGCTTTATTGCCAGATAGAACAAATCCTCAATTATTTGAAGAACAATTTAAACAACGGCTAGATTTCATTAAGAAAATGCCAGCTAGTGATTTTGATTTGTGTTATCAGGATTTTAATAATTTAAACAATGAGATGTTTACTCATTTACGGTTAAGTGTTGATAACTACGGAATATTAGTAGAAAGAGGTGCAGATGACGCGCCTGCACGATTTCGCACCGCTTCCGTCTTTACAGGAATCATCAAAGAGTTGGACCGATCTTTTGCTTGAGACAGCAAGTAGTATTTCTGAAAACTGTCCAATGCCTTTATCAGATGCGTTGAAAATGCCTTTGAGTTTTGAAAGTACTTATTTCAATTCATCAGCATGGGAAACCCGTAAGAAGTATTTAGAAAATGATATTGAACGTCACAATGCTTTTATAAAAATGGGTCATGAAGTCATTAAAGGTCTTAATGCTTTAGCTAGTAGAAATCGATAAAAATTAATAATTAAAAAGCCTGAATTATTCAGGCTTTTTTTTCGTGCTTTGTATTTGGAACCATACTCCATTTAGAACAATAACACTTGCAAAAATAGCTACAAATGAAATCTGGGGAATAGGTCATGTCTGATCATCAGGCAATTGAAGTCACAGTCACAACTTTTGCTAATAAAACTACCTTCTGGAGTGGTTTAGCAAGCGCATTTGGTTCTTTAACTTCAATTAACTGGTTGAGCTATACAGGTGCAATAGTGGCTGTTGTTGGCCTATTCATAAGTTTCATTTTTCAGTGGAGACGTGACCGCAGAGAACGTAAAGAAAGTGAATTACGTGAAAAAGAAAGCGAATTACGAATCAAAGCTTTAGAAGCTCTAGAGCAAGATAATTTACGAAAGAGGAAAGATGAATGAAGTTAATTGAAAACAATGCTTGGCAGTATCTATCTGTTAAGTTACCCGCCGTAGGTGCATTCATCATGCTAATTTTATTGCCAGCACTACAATGGGGTGTTGATTATGAAGTTATTCCTGAAAAATATCATGCATTTGTTACTGGTACTTTGATGCTTGTTCTGTCATGGATTGGAAAGAAAATTTCTCAACCACGACTTAATGGCCCGCAATTAACAGGCCAGTTAGTAGGGATCAATTCTTTATTGAATATCCCAACACCAACAAAGCCTGATGAATTAGCTTGGATTGCAGAAGCAAAAAAGCATCTTGGCCTTCAAGAAATACCTGGTAAACAGCATAACCCAACTATTTTAAAATGGCTCTCGGAGCTAAAGGCTTGGTGGGCTGACGATGAAACGGCTTGGTGCGGGACCTTCGTTGCACATTGCTTGAAATCAGCTGGAATTGCTTATCCTAAGCATTGGTACCGTGCATTGGATTATGTGAATTATGGTACAAAATTAGCTAAACCCGCTTACGGTTGTGTAGCTATTAAAACTCGAAAGGGTGGTGGGCATGTTTGTTTTGTAGTTGGCCGTGACAAAAAGTCTGGAAAGTTAGTATGCCTTGGAGGCAATCAGTCTAATAAAGTTTGTTATGCACTTTATAATGACTCTGACTTTCAAGAATTCAGATGGTATGGTCGTACAACTCAACCAGCTAGCAAACGTTACAACTTACCGCAATTAAGTGGCGTGACAGCAATTAGAGTTACTGAAGCATAATGAAGTTACTATTACTAAGCTTTCTTTTATGTGGCTGTACGGCACATACAATCAATAGCAATGTAAACGTATCTATTTGCGTTAAAGCACTTTAAAAAAAGCCCTGAATATTCAGGGCTTTTTAATTAATTATTTATTTCTGCATCGTAGACAGTTTGTAAAGAGGCTTTTAGAGCTTCATCATTTGTACTCTCAATGAATTTCCTCATTTTCTCTTTGTATTCAAGGTGCCCAGCTTTATACTTTACAAGTAAGTATGAAAATTCAGCTTGCTTATAATTTGGGTCCTTCTTATTTTCTGGTTTGTTCAGCTCTACTTTTAGTACCTCTGCCACATAGTCATAGCACCTATTAATCGAAGTGGCTTCTTTCCCTTGTAGTGAAAGTAACTGACATCTAAATGTAAGTCATGCTGTGTCATTTGGTTTCTGTGCAGGCTGCTTATCATTTAAAGCATGCGCTTTATCATAGTCATTCAAAATCATATATATATTCATTTGAAGAAGCTCACGTTTTCGCTTATCCGTGATTTTATCGACCTCCGTCTAGGAAGAGCCCTTTGGAAAAAGTGGTCTGGTTATCATCGGCGAAGTTTGGTCGAAACCAAGATGCATTGCATCAAATTATTAGGCGATAAAGTCTACTCAAGGAATTTTGACAGCCAAGTGAATGAGATCCATGCACGTGTAGCCGTATTAAATAAATTTACAGAATTAGGCAGACCTCATACCCAAGTTGTAAACTAAATTTTAGCAACTTAGGAAAACTTTACCTTCAAAGGCTTTATGCAACAAAGCCTATATTTGGGTAAAAGTAATAAAAAAAATCCTCAATTGAGGATTTTTAAAGCTTAGTATTTATAAAAATACTATTTTACTTTTAAATTAATATATTGAGACATTTCAGAAGTTACTATATCAAGTATTTCTTTATTAAATAGTTTTTCGGAATTCTTTAGATGATTTGTCATTGCATTTAATTCAAAAGCTGATTTTGATTGTGATAGGTCTCTTAGCATTCCTCCAATACATCCTCTGTAATGTCGGATTCGATCTAAATCTAGATTAAGATCGGAGTCGAAGGTCTTTTCATAAATCTTTAAATCGATCAGAAATTGTTTATAGAGCTCTTCGCATTCATTGCGAAATATACTTCTTCTTTCTTCACATTCGTTAGGTATTTTTTCTGCCTGATCGATTAAATTTTTACTAATCTCTGGGAAGTTTTTTGAGTTCCATAAATGTTTTTGTGTCATTACATACTTATGATAATAATCAAGATAACTTACAAGTTTATATAAAGATGTTTGTGTATTTCTAGCAAGTTCAGATCTATTTAAGCCTGTTTGAGAATCTCTCCAATCATTAAATAAACTAGCTGCAATTATTGCTGCCCCAATAGTAGCTAAAGCTGAAAGTATGCTTACCATTAGGGACCAAGCTTCTTTTAATGGGTTATCAATTTGATTGTAGGAATATAACCAAAGAGTGAAAAAGAAAAATATGATACAAATGGAAGTAATCCAACCAATAGTATCTATTAATAAAACTTTAATTTTTTGATTCATAACTTTGAGTATTTCTGAGGTTAGCTTATTTTAGATAATCATAAATATTAATCTAGTCGAATAAATGGAAATTTCATTTAAGTTTTTGATAGAAAAATGAGCAAAAAATTGCTCAAAATTGATAAAATCCTTCGAAAGTGAGCAAAAAATTGCTCATTTAGTTATTAAAGGTAGTTCATCCCATTTAAATGGATTCTTAGTTAATTTGTCTCGTGACATTGACCAGTTGCGACCTGGTACATAACACGAACTTATACCGAGTTTTTTCTTTCCGAATTTTGTGTGTACGTTCTCTAGTGTTTTCATCAATTGTTCTTTCTTTTCTATAGCTTCGAAATCTGTGAGCAGGTCATAAGTGTGACCTGTTTTGGGTTCTAGCCCAGTTAGTATCACACCGCACTTCTTATACTTAATACCTTCTTTAAAAATGTGAGATAGCATTTTTGTTGCAGCTTTTACGAAATCTAACGCACAATCTGTTGGTTGTGAAAATGAGCCGGTTATTGACTTGTTATAAAACGGTACATTTTCATCAAAAGGACTTGATTGAACAAAAACAATAAGACAGCCGCATAATGATTCATCATCTCTCAATCTCTTACATGCTTCTTGTGCATGCATGGCTATTGCTTCTTGTAGGTCAATAAGTTCGGTAACTTTCGCACCAAAAGAACATGACTTAATAATTTGCTTTTTAGATGGCGGAGTGTCTTCAATTTTTAGGCAAGAGATGCCTTGTAGCTCGTTAATAGTACGAGCCATAACAATAGAAAAGCGTTTTTGCATTTCACGTGGTTCAGCACAAGCTAGATCAAGCACTGTATTAATTCCCATGCTTTGCAACTTTTTTGCATGTTTACGGCCGACCCCCCAGACTTCACTCACATCTATTTGAGCAAAGTAATATTCTTTATTGCACGGATCCATGTTTACGAGATCGCAAACGCCGTTAAAGCCTTGATTTTTCTTAGCTATATGATTGGATATCTTTGCCTCCGTCTTGCTGCGACCAATACCTACGCACACGGGCAAACCAATCCATTTCCATATTTTTAGGCGCATATCCTGAGCGACCTTTTCTAGGTCAAAATTTTTTTCATAAGCTGAAAAATCAACAAAACACTCATCTATTGAATATTTCTCAACTTCTTCATCAGTTACATACGATGCAAGAATCTTATGAAATCTGCGCGACATTTCAGCGTAAAGTTCATAATTGCTAGAGAGAACAATAACATTGTGTTTTTTTACTATGTCTCTGATCTGGAATAATGGCACCCCCATTTTTATATTTAAATTTTTTGCTTCATTGCTGCGCGCAACGGCACATCCATCGTTATTTGACAAAACGATGACTGGTTTATTGTTTAAACTTGGATTAAAGACTCGTTCACATGAGACGTACATGTTATTTACATCGATGAGAAAAAATACTTTGTTCTCATGTTTCATGAGTTAATGCCGTGTCATTTTAATGATATGAGTGACAACACCCCAAATTATTAATTCTTGGCCATCCGCTAAATAAATATTTTTATAATCCGGATTCTCTGCTTTAAGCCATTGGCCTTTTTCATCGATCATTAAACGTTTAACTGTGAATTCATTGTCAATTAGTGCAATAACGATATCGCCGTGCTTTGCATCAAGACTACGATCCACAATCAATTCGTCATCAATATCTATGCCAGCGTTGAGCATCGATAGGGAGGCAACTTTGACAATAAACGTTGCAGTTTCATTTTTTATTAAGTGCTCGTTCATATCGAGCGCTTTATCTACATAATCTTGTGCTGGACTTGGGAAACCTGCTGAAATCTTCTCAAGTGCATAAGGGATAAGCATATGAGAGGAAGGTACAACTAGCTTGATAGACATAACATCAGACAAAGCAAAACCTTGAGTTATATAAGGCTTTATCTGGATAATGGATGGTGCAATTTCGCTCAT